TCAGAACATTAATTACATAGATTTGGTTGACCACTTTATGGCTGATGATTGTGCTGCTCTTGGTTTTGAGATGGACTGTGGCCACGCTTTTTCTGAGAGATATGGACAGGCAGCAAACAACCATGAGGCTCTGAATAGAATCATTGATGATGTCACAGACATCCCCCTGCTTGGGTCTGCAATTTATTCTCAATGGAGATATTTCAACCATTGGGCATATGACGCAGCAGAAATATTGACACCCCAAAACCGAGCGTGGTTTATTCTGGCACTTAGTCGTTTGGCATTGCTTTCCGGGGATAATCCGTTTATATTCCAAGGAACATTAAAGAAAATGCGTATTGTATCTAACAATATCTGCTACGGACCTATGCCTGAACTGGACGAAGAAGTAGAACAGCATATTACCATCAATGATGAAGGTCTGGTTTGGTTTTCCGGATATAACTTTGGTCACAGTGGAGAAAGATACGAAAAGGCACGAAGTAAGAATTTTAAGATTGAAAAAGTTGCTACTAACAGGTTACTCTGTGCAATTGCAACTTATTTTGGCAATGAATACGATGAAATTTTTGCTACAGATATTGGCAATTGGGAGATGGAACTAACAAATACCGAGGGAACAGTGTATAAATTCCGTGGTTCGCTTTGTGCTGATTTTGACTATGAGGGCATCGATTTATCTGACCTTGTACGTAATACTGTTGGTATGGATGATTTGTATGTCTTTGATGGAAATTGCAAACCGGATGTGATAAACAGAATCGCATTGGACTATCACAGAGTCACAAAAATAAAGCCTAAGGAAGTGCCGGAAGGAGCAACTTGGGAATTTGTTACATGGGATTACACAGAGCATCTAATTATTGACAGAGAAACAGAAACCCTTGAACACATCCAAAATATAGGGTCTGGCTGTAATGTTTCTCGTAAGTATGAAATTGAAGGAGGAATTGAAAGTCTGCTTGAAAATTTCAATGCAGAGGATTTGTTTTCACACATTGAAGGGAATCCCGACGATGTGATAGATACTCCAAACGAAACCAAGGATTATAAAATTACGATTGACTATAAAAAGACCCCACAAAAGGTCATCGCAGGGTCATTTGATAAAAATGGACTGCCGGATGATTTTGAGGAGTTTGCAGATGCGGTATTTGATTTCATACGTTTTTATGATTGGGGAGAGATACTTGACCCATCTGTGTATGGTAAAGTAAAACGCAGGACAACGGATTATATCTATTGCAGCGTGGTCTTTGAAGAAGGACAAAAATCCTATTATTATCTGACGGACGATGACAGCATCGAGATTGGTGATTTTGTGCTTGTGCCTGCGGGCAAAGACAACCATGAGGCGGTTGTGCAAGTGGTAGATATAGAATATTTTTCCGCAGAAGATGTGCCTCTGCCTGCAGAAAAGACAAAGCATATTATACGGAAATGTACGGATGAAGATTTCGATTTACCAGAGCCAGAATAACACATATCAAGAGTTTGTAGAAAAGGTAGGTGGAATAGGTGATTGTTGATTATAGTGAATATATAACGGAAAAAGCAAGTAAAGGAATTGTAAACTCTGTATATGTAGAAAACGGATTACCATTATTTAAGCATGACTCTATATGTCCTTTCTGCAAACAAAAAATTGAAAATGTGATACACCATAAATCGAAAATAGATTATCCTGAATGGTTATGGGGGCGGTTTGACCAGAGCGAATTAGTTGTTCAATGCCCCAATTGTGGTTGGTGGGAGTATAAATACTCAAATCAGAGCGATGCCATAGTAGATGGGATAAGAGCAATGGATTTGGAGTATTCCTCTGGAATTTTGAAAACATATGAAGATTCTGACATAGATATACCACTCGAGGTCCTCCGTAAATATATAAATAAAGACCCAAGCGTAATTTACAATATTGATGCACATAAAATGGAGGAACTTGTTCGGTCGGTTTTTTCTGATTTTTACCCATCTTGCAAGGTTAAAGCTTTCGGGAAAACAAGGGATGGTGGAAAAGATGGATTGCTTATTGATAATAGTGGTAAACAATCACTAATTCAAATTAAGAGAAGAACAAAAGCAAATGCTACAGAAGGTGTTGAGGCTCTCAGAGCGTTGATTGGAACAACTGTAATTGAGGATAACGTGCGAGGCTGTATTTTTGTATCAACAGCAGACCACTTCTCTAAACCCGCAAAGGACTATGCAAGTAATGTAATTAATAAAAACATCGTAGACACATTTGATTTAATAGATTGCAAGGAATTTTTAAGAATGGCAGATTTAGTTAGAGATAAGCTGCCGGATGTTTGGACTAAATTATTAAAACTATAGGTGGATATGTTCCCGTTGACAAGTAAATGCAAAAAACATCGTGGATTTGTTTCCGTAAACAATAAAACGGCAAAGCCATTCTGCATATCCAGACAAGCCACGTCGAGTGCGTAGTCTTGATGTCAAGGAAAGATAAATACGGTACAAAAAGCCTTGAAATAAGGACTTCTAGATATTTTTTGAACGGAAAAGGAATACTTGAAAATCTTACAAAGTCCGATGAACTCTAGGCTTATGCCAAGGTCGAGTAGACAGGAATGTTTAGTATAGGTTGAGTAGATAGAATGGTTGAAAAAGAAATCTTTGGCTGTATTCATCTTATATTGCTAATATTGCAAAATAAGATACCGATGAAACTTACTGTAAATATAGAAATAGTATTCTAGCAATAAAAGAAGTCGAAACAACGATACTCCAATAATTATCTAAATAAAGATAGAAAAATAATGTAGAAATATATAATTTCTTGATGTAGTATATAATAAAAATAGTATTTAAAACAAGGTGATACTTTTGCTCTCAAATAATAACGATTTATTACGACGCCATATTTCAACCCATTCTGAACATTCAGCTGAAGATCGTGCAGCAGTTTCAACTTTAGAAACATTTCTGACCTCAGGTGGAAAAATTAATACTAACTTTTCTTGTGATGATAAATGGCCAAATCATGATGGTACATTTGAGTTTGTCTCAAACCCTGAAATATCTAGATGTCCAGAACAAAATTTTATAGTTCAGATAAAGGGAACGCATAATTATAGAGAAACTGATGGAATAATTTCATATAGCTTAAAAAGCTTGGCATTTCCGGCTTTTATAGCCAGTGAAGTAACTGCAGATCCAGGAATTTTATTTATTGTTCTTAACCCAGACGTTAGAAGCGAGAAACGTGTTTTCTGGAAATATCTTTCACCCAGTTTTATCAAATCAATAAACTTTGAGAAGAATAGTACTACAATTAACCTAAGTTCTGAAGATGAGATAAAAGATACAGATGAAAGCGTTAATATGTTCTGCAATAAGCTCCAACGAATTATTGATTTTCATCTATTCCTAAGCAAATTAAATAAGGATAATCTTAGAAAGGATGATGCTATAAAAATCGTTAAAACCAGATGTGAGGATATATCGCTAGAAATTGATAGAATTAATAATGACAATAAATCTCGTGACAATGTATCAAGAAGAATTGTGAATGGACTATATGATTTGTGTTATGCTGTTTTAGTTTTAAATGCAATAAATCTAGGATATACAGATGTCAATGAAAGATTAGCATGGGAGTTGTCTCAATTTAATATTGAAACTAAATATTTAAGCAACTTTTTGAAGGGTCTTAAATATATCGGATCAAGAATTCCGGAAGAAGGTCAAGCTGAAAGATTAATGCTGAAATATTATAACTATCTTTGGGAGATTAGAAGGTTCTTGAAAAATAATTTTAAAATTTCTGTATTAGGAAATCTGGAAGCATTCCCTTTGCATACTGATACTCTCGATACAGAGTATTATGAAATGGTTGCTTCAAGTATTGCTGCAACTGATTTATCACCAAATGAACTTAGAACCTCTCGATATTATATTCAAAAAAAGACTCCCTTCTTTGTTAATGGGGAAAGATACTTTGAAGTTACGTTGCAATTAGCTGGGTTATATGCAACTAAATTTAATCGGATAACTGTATATACCAAGAAAAACATATCAACCAATTACTCAATACAAATTGCATATGCTAATGCTGAAATCAATCTTTGGAGTGTAAAAAGTAAAATCAAAGTAGTAACGAATTGGAAAGTATCTATTGACCCTTCGTGTTTAAATAAGCTAGGTAAATTTTTGAACATAAACATGAAATTAAGCAAGAATTATGGTGAGTATAGCTCATTGATGGATTTTCTCACTCGGACAGGTATGAACCTATTTGATTTAATTAATCTGCAGGGAGATAGCTTTCAAAACGCTTTGTATCAAATATATGGTGAGACAAACACGAAGATTTTTAAGGATGTATTTATAAAACTTAGAAGAGATTATTCTTCATCTTCACACAAAAAAGGAAAGCACACAGTACGATACATATTACTAAACCTACGGGAAGAGATATTAGAATCAGTACTACCAAATGCATTTGATAAAAGATGTCTTACTGACGATCTTTATATTACGAGCAGATGCTATCCATTTGAGAAAAACCCTTTTATTTCAAATCTGGCTGGAAGAAAAACAAGCAAAAGCAGTATAAATGACATACTTGAAATAACAAATGATTCTGCTAAATTTGATACTGTACAACCTTACTTAACAATTGAAAGATTGATACGTGAAACTGGAGAACTGTATTTTGATATCGATTCAGTAGCAAGCCTAGAGGAGATAAAAAAATACAATGATAGTCTTGATAGTTGGGAGTGCAATAATGGCTTTTTAATCAATGAAGAAAACGGTTTTTTATCCATTGACTCCTACGAAAGCACAACTCTTTTAATACTTGAAAAATTATTGAAACTTTCAAAAACGACTAACAAAGGACAAAAGGAATCCAACTTACGATATCTTAGTCAATGTAATATAAATTTTGAAGATCCGTTAAAAAAGGTTGCGTTGCAAAAGTTGTTTGTAAATTCTCAAGTAATGCTTATTTACGGAGCAGCTGGTACGGGAAAGACTACGTTGATTAACCATATTTCAAATATGATGAATCAGTCAAAGAAACTATTTCTTACGAAAACGTATACTGCTTTACAAAATTTAAAAAGACTTATAGATAATCCAGGTCTTGACTCTGATTTTGTTAGTATTGATAGCTTTACAAAGACAATTACACTTACTGATTATGACATAGTTTTTGTTGACGAATGCAGCACTATAGACAATAGAACCATGAAGAGGTTACTCGAAAAAATTGATGAGAGTACGCAGCTTATTTTAGCAGGGGATATTTATCAAATTGAGTCTATCGATTTCGGTAACTGGTTTTATTATGCCAAGGATATTATTAAAACGGATTACGCCAATGTTGAACTTTTAAACACTTGGAGAACAGACAAAAAAGAGTTAAAGAGTTTATGGGATGAAGTTAGGTGTATTGAACCTATTATTACGGAAAAGCTAGCAATAGATGGTCCTTTTTCTTCTAAAATAGGGGAAGAAATATTTATACCTCAAGATGAAGATGAGATTGTACTGTGCCTAAACTATGATGGTAAATTTGGCTTAAACAATATGAACCTTTATTTTCAAAATGCAAATACTAAAAGCGATGTATACACATGGACTGAATGGACATTCAAAGTCGGAGATCCTGTGATTTTTCTCGATACCAAGCGCTCATCATTATTGTACAACAATTTAAAAGGAAAAATAGTAGATATCTCAAAAAACGATTCAGCAATATCGTTTACGCTTGATATTGACACTATTCTAACTGAGCGACAATGCAGAAATGAAAGTTTTGAATTTGTTGACATAACAGATTTTGGAACAAGGATACGTTTAGAAGTAATTGCAAATAATGATGAAACGGCAACAGACGAAGAACGAATAAAAACAATTATTCCGTTTCAAATTGCATATGCTATTTCCATTCATAAGGCACAAGGTTTAGAGTATAAATCTGTAAAGATAATTATTCCCCCTTATAACGCAGAAAAAATATCGCATTCTATTTTTTACACTGCTATAACCCGTGCAAAAGAAAAACTCAAGATATACTGGAGTGCTGAAACAATGAAAAGCGTTGTCGAAAGTTTTTCAAAAGAAAAAGTTGGACAGCACACGCTTGAATTAATAGAGAAAAAGTTGGAATAATATATAGTTTAATCAAATACACAAGTTTGAATAGATAACATGTTTATAAAATACCCGAGTTTAAGAAGTTTTAGCCTTTTCAGACTTGTTCGGTTCTAGCCTAACTATTACATCTCGATACGATAGCTTTATGTACAAAAGTACAAAAATAAAAAATAATTTGAAATAAGCACATCCGAGGGTTTGGACAGTGATTTGAAAGCTGCCTGACTCTCGGTATTTTTTACTTTACTGAAACTTGTCAAAATAGAAAATATGGGATTGAGTCGATAAGTGTGAAAATTAATAGAATAAAATATACTATTAAAAGTCAGAGAAAATTTAAATATTGGGTTTCGTGTATCTTGAAAAAACAATGCCTTTATGGTATGATAGAAAAAAATCTAGAGGTGAGCGTTATGCATGGTGGATATAGAAATGGAGTTGGAAGAAAATCTGTTAATAATATAAGAAAACCCATCACAATTTATTTAGATGATAATGAGAAGGAAATGATAGAAAATTCGCAATTACCGTCCAGTAAAAACTTTTCTCAAAAATGTAGAGAACTAATATATATTGGGTTGGAACAACTTGCAAAGGAGCTTAAACAGAATACAAATGAAGTAAGATATATCGACTTGTTCTGTGGACTAGGAGGTATTCGATTAGGTTTTGAGCAGGCATTGAGAGAAAAGGGACTTATTGGCAAATGTGTATTTTCTAGTGATATCAAGCCAGCTGCTTTAAAAGCATATAAAAATTATTTTGGTGAAGACGCAAGATGTGATATTACAAAAGTTCGAATTTCAAATATTCCGAACTTCGAATTTTTATTAGCTGGTTTTCCTTGTCAAGCATTTTCACAGGCTGGATTAGGGATGGGTTTTCAGGATACAAGGGGAACTTTGTTCTTTGATGTAGCAAAAATATTGATGGAAAAAAAACCGCTTGGATTTGTTTTAGAGAATGTTGAAGGGCTAGTAAATCATGATAAAGGCAGAACTTTCAAAGTGATTGTCAACACGCTGATTGAATTAGGCTACAGTGTTGAGACAAAAGTACTAAACGGTAAAGACTTTGGTCTTGCACAGTCGAGAAACAGAATCTATTTTATAGGGTATAGAGGTAGAAAGGTAAATAATCTTGAAAATTTTACTGTCTCACATAGCGTTCTTAAAGATATTATAGATTATAGTATCCCAGCTAAACATACATTTTTTACAGAAAAACTATTAGAGCATTATAAAGTTGAAGAATTATATGGTAAGTCAATCAAAGATAAGCGTGGTGGTGATAATAATATTCACAGCTGGGATATAGGATTAAAGGGCGAAATTTCAGATGATCAGCGAGAACTGTTAGAGTTATTATTACGACAGAGGCGAAATAAAAAGTGGGCAGATATAATAGGAATAAAGTGGATGGATGGAATGCCGTTAACTGAAAGTATGATCAGTACTTTTTATCCCCATGAAAACCTACATGAATTGCTGACCGATTTAGTAGATAAAGGATATTTAGCCTATGAATATCCTAAACAGCTAGTAGGTAACCGAAGAATACCAGATGAAACGCTGGAGAGGGGTTATAATATTGTCACAGGCAAATTATCTTTCGAATATTCAAAAATACTTTCTCCAAATGATGTGACCCCTACACTTGTGGCTACTGATATACAAAAATTGGCAGTACCAGTACAAGATGGGCTTCGAACACTTTCTATAAATGAAGGACTTAAGCTTTTTGGTTATCCAGAAGATTATAATTTAGAGTTTTTAAAAGAAGCAGAGGCTTTTGATTTGTTAGGCAATACAGTATGTGTGCCTGTAATAAAAGCAGTTTCTGAAAAATTATTAGATACCTATTTGGAAGACAAATAAAGAATATGGCAGTTGCTAATTTTTTAAGCAACTACCATATTTTTTAATATTGTGAAACTTTTTGATACCATTCTTCCGGACTAAAGGTTAATACTGGATTAGGAAACATTTCGAATGTTTCTTTCACTGCCAGTATAAATTCCTGCTTGTTTTGAAAACACTTATCTGGTTTCTTATAGAAATTAAATGGACGCATTGCATACGGATTTCCACGTTTTACTTGGAGCCCAACTGGATATTTTGTTGTAGAAGATGTTATTTCCCATATGTGTTTCAAAAATACCTTTTGGACAGTAAACCCTTGAGAAAAACCATCGTCTTCGGGTTTATAACCTAAAATAAAATATTGTGCGTTTAGTTTTCCTGGTGATGAATATGTTGTTTCCAGAAAACTCTGAAAATTTGCTATGTCAAAAGCGGGAGAATTATTTATATTCCAAGCTTTGACTTCTACAGCATATTCTACTCCGTTGAATTTTGCCATGAAATCTGGAAATACCTGTGTTCCACTCCCAGGTTGAATATCCACACCAATAAATTGAAACCAGTTCGGCAACCACTCTTGCAAACAATTACCTATAACATCATTGCCAGAATATACGTGATTTCTATTGGCAAAAGTAATGGTAATTGTACCATGTTGACCTTCAAGTTTTTCTTTAGAAAGTTCATACAAGTCGTTTAATGTATTGATTTTCATTTCTATACCTCCTATGATTAATTACTTGAGTTATTCGTATCTCTTACGGTTTCAAATAAATCTTCAACTTTACAATCTAATGCATCTGCTATCTTCATTAGAATATCAAGTCGAACAGGTTCATTTTTACCGAGTTTTGCGACGGAGTTAGCACTGATTTCTGCTTTCTCACGAAGGTCAGCTTTCTTCATATTCTTATCAATCATTAATTTCCAAAGTTTGTTATATTGAATTCTCATGTGTCGAGTCCTTTCTGCCCCATTGTTTTCCGAATAAAGCTTCTCCTTCAGCATCAATTTTAAGTACCTTATATTTCTGCAATAATTCATTGGTTTCTTTGCCGTAATTTTCTTCATGGTCAAAGGAAATAAAAATCTGCTTATCTTTTTCTTCAGAATATAGTTGCAATAATCTGCAAATGTTTCTATCAGAAATATATGGAAATAGCAGAGAATCGTGAGCGATTGCCGGCAGGTTTGTGAGCTTTAAAATGCTTAGGTCGTAAAACAGCATACCTTTATAGTTTGTTCCGGTTCCAGTGTTTCTTGGAGTTTCAAAGGTATAACTGTCTGCTTCATTGATTCTAATAACAGGAAAGTTGTCAATACCTTCCGAAACAAAATCACTTATTTCTGTCAGCTTTTCTTGGATTTGTACTTCTAATTCATGCAAGATGATTTTCATATATTCTTTCAATCGTTTGTTTGCCAGCTTTTTTTCATTCTGCAGTCTATTCCTGGTGATGAATGCATCATTTTCATCTTCAAGTTTATGAATTCTGCGATCAAGCTGTGTATAGGCATCCAAAAATTCATGACTAAATGCCATAGATGGCTTAATTTCTTCAATCTGCCTTTGCAAACTTTCAACAACCTCTTCTAAAGGCTTAATTGCCTGCTCTGCATCTTTTTTGGCTTCTAATAATTCTTCCTCAAGAATCGCCTGTATTTTATTATGAAATCTTTCAATATCCATAAGTTTTCTAAAGTTTGCTTCTGGAAAGAAATCAGAAAGACTTTTCAGGTCAGCTTCAGTAGGATATACACCTTGACTAATATTTAAATTGATGAGGTGCAAATCACTTTTCTTTTGTTGCAATTTAACACGAGCATCTCTTAACTGCAATTTCAAGTAATTAGATTCATTTGCTTTTTCTATATCGTTAGAGGTAATGCCGCTATTGTTGGTTGCTTCAAGTTGTTCTTTTTCATGTTTGAGTGAGGATATCATAGAGAGATTTTCCTCATATTTTTTTGTGCCATCAACTGCGGACGGTATAAATTCATATTTTCTAGCTTCTCTAAATGCAGTTATACGTTTGTCGACATCACTGATTTGTTCCTCGAATGCTTTTATTTCTGAGTATCGATCAAATAGTGTTACCAGAATTTTAATAGCATCTTTTTTTGACTCAGTACCACCACGTGTTTGAAGAGGGTGCAACTCACTATAGTTGTTTTTTCCGTATATGCGAAAAAATCTACTAAGTGTGTTTCTAAACTGCATTCCTTCATAATCCATATGATATTGGTGTTCTAACCATTTAATATAATCCCCTTTCGTTTGTGTAGTGATAATATTGCCATTGGCATCAACGATGCCAATGTTTGCAGAAGAATTCGTAGATCTAGCAAAATGGTGGTCTTTGCCATTAAAGTTAAAAGTAAAATATATAGTATGGTTACCAAGTTCCTTTACTGCATCACTTTTAGAATAGGTATCTCCACCAAATACGAAATCAATAATCAATAGAGAAGTTGATTTTCCGATGGATGTAGTGCCAACTTTACTTCCTAATATTACATTTAGACCATTGTGGAAGATAATCTTGCCACTTGGTCTTGTTTTTGTTTTTAAGAGTTCACAGTATATCTCCTTTAGCATTTATAGATTCTCCCTTCCTGATCAATCTCAATTTTATAAAGTGCGTATAGGCAATCCAGCACATCCATAAATTCCATAGGACTACTAATAGCATTCCGCATATTTAGATATAACTCCTTTGGTGTTTGTGGTCTATCAAGGCTTTCAAGAAATGAAGGTATTTTAGAAAGGACACTTTGATTGTATGAAAATAATTTATTTGGTAATATCATGAAACACCTCACACGATTGTACAAAATACGAAACTACGATATAGCAAAAACGAATATCCTGCTTTGTTATTCTTCGGATTCGTTCTGACAGTTCATAAAATATTTGTTCCGGTGACAGCTTTTTAGCTGCTAATTGCTTATAGGACTCTTTCATTTGAGCACGAATAAGGTCATCACTATAAACATTTTTTAAGGATAGATTTCGCATTGTATTTTTTATGTACTGGTAATATCGAGTAACATTATTTTTGATATCATTCACAAGGAAATAACTTGTATTCTCATCAATTTTTCTCGACACAGAAACAGGATCATATGTTAATTTCTTCAATTCAGATGGCTTAGCATTTGAAAGATTTTCTATAACAAGGTCTATACCTTTGTTGATTTCAATATCATCTAAAGTTTGTCTGCTACTCCTTGCATCGGCTTGGAGTTTTTTTATTGCTTTTAAATTCTTTTCATCTGCATTTGTGTGTGAAAGGGTATATTTTTGGAAACATTCATGGCACACGGCAATCAAATTATCATATGTTAAGCCTTTTGACTCATCAATAAGGATGATTTCATAGTCAGCAACACTCTGATTGTGAATTCCGAGTGTTTGTAAGTGTTTACCGCACAAGGACATGGAACAAGTATATTTACAGTCATCAACGAGACCAGAACCGAAATTGCCCTTTGCCTTATCGGAGTAATGTTGTGCCTGTCTGATTTTTCTATCGTTTTCCAATTCGGGGTTGACAATGTATTCCAAGGATTTGTGAAACAAATCAAACAGCACATCTGCAACATTTAAGACGTCTAGATTGTCATTATAAAAGGGTCGGATGTCATTTACTAAGCCTTCAAGAACAACATCATTTCTATCAGGATCGTTAATAGACTCAACGAAGTTATCTTTGTTAAGTCTTCCCAGCATTGATTTCGCAAGTTTCTTAGTTAAGCCTCTATTATAAAATTTTCGTAAGGACTCATCTTTGTACCTTTGTTCTGAAGATGGGTCTTTTTTTGTATACCAATCTTTTTCTGGGATGTCACACAGCATCTGAATAATATTCCTTGTAAAGGATGGTACATCTGCATCTTTCATCAAGTGAGGATGGATTGAATGCATAAGTTCTGTAAATAACATCGTTTTGTCCCCTTTTTTGTCCTGCTTGTCCTACACCGTCCTAAACTGTCCAATTTTGAATGAGACCATTTTGTATAGTAGTAGTAGGTTCTTAAAGCCAATGCGAAGATCCATATGTATATTATATCAGAACTTTGTACTTTTTACAAATAAAATTGACAAACACCAACTTTTTTAATCAAAAAAATATGTAAATTGGCTTTAAACCAACAGAATACTCAATTTGTGAGGAGGTGATTGGCAATGGCTAAAAACTCAAAGCAGACATCAAGTGCAGTTGCTTCAAAGGCAAGCAAAATCCTCAAAGACGGTCGTTACGGTAAGACTGCAAAATCTGTTGCAGGCAGTGCATTATCGCAGACGAAACCTGGCAGAAAGTAATTTTACCAAATGATAGGCAGAAAAAATCCGAATAATCTATCTGCCTATCTTCCCTTTGTGAGAGAACACAAAAATTAATATCACAAGGCCTGATTAGCTATAAGGGCATTGGGATACAGATATCGGCACTAGCCACAGGACAACCTGTGGTTGGGTGCGATAGAAGTACCCTCTTTTCCTTATGCCATTTTCAGGCAATTCACAGGTCGGTACTTCTAAAGCACCGGCCTTATTTTTATCCCTTTGCCCTTCCGCTAAGAATCAGGCGGAAAGGACAAAAGAATGAAGTTAAAGATTCGTTATGAAAACAATGTTGATAACAAGGCTCCAATTACAGTAGAAATTGAAGTTCCAGATGATGAATGTACTGTAATGATTGAGGCGGATTATCAAAAGCGTTTAGAAAACGCAGAGGATAAGTCACAGGTTACACGAAGAGAAGTGCAGTCAATTATGGATGAGGAGTTTAATAAGCCTTTGTACAATCTTTGGCATAAAGAACACCGTCACCGTGGAAATTTGAAAAAGCAGTTCCGCAAGGATGATGAGGAAGGTGATGAGAGTGACGGCCTTGATACTGTAGGCGATTACTCGCAGGAAGAAGAACGAAACAGTCAGTATGAGTATGAAGATCTATGCTTACGAATCCGCAAGACACTGAAATCTGAGTATGCCGATGTAATCATTGCAGTTTGTCTTGATGACATGACACCTGAGGAATATGCATTAAAAAACGGTTTAAAAAGGGATGCCGTGTACAAGCGTTTACAACGGGCAAAAAAGAAAATGCGAGAAATTTTCTAAAGTTGTCCAATCTGACTCTCTCCCACGGCTATTAAATGAGGGTCAACCTCAATAAAATACAGGAGGTAATTCTAATGAGTGAATTACAGATTTTTAAGAATGCGGAATTTGGCTCTGTCCGTACATTGGCAATAAATGATGAGCCGTATTTTGTGGCTAGGGATGCGGCAGAAATCCTCGGTTACAGTAATCCTCGCAAAGCTATCATCGACCACGTTGACGAAGAGGATAAAACAGATGGGATAACGATTCGTGACTCCATCGGTAGAGAGCAAACACCTGTCTTAATCAATGAATCAGGTCTTTATAGCCTTATCCTTTCCAGTAAGATGCCAAATGCTAAAAAGTTCAAGCGTTGGGTTACAAGTGAAGTCCTCCCTGCTATCCATAGGCACGGCATCTATGCAATAGATGAGGTTCTGAACAATCCCGATATGCTGATTGCAGCACTTACTGAATTAAAGGCAGAGCGAGAGAAAACAAAATTGTTAACGGAAACTGTGGCTGTTCAGAAACAGCAGATTTCTGAAATGAAACCAAAAGCATCATACTATGATGTTGTTCTTAACTGTAAAGACCTTGTTGCGATTTCGGTAATTGCGAAGGACTACGGTTGGAGTGCAAACCGAATGAATCAATACCTTCATAAAAAAGGTGTGCAGTACAAGCAGGGCAATAAGATATGGCTTTTGTATCAGAAATACTCAGAGTTAGGTTACACAAGCACTAAAACGAACAGCTATTCCGGTAGTGACGGAACAGTTCATACAAAACCGCATACCTATTGGACGCAAAAAGGTAGATTGTTTATATATGAGCTTTTGAAGTCTGACGGTATTCTTCCAAATATTGAAAGAGAGAAAAAATATGTCGATTGATAAATACAACGCAGAAGGTTACTTCGACCCGGTTACATATGAGGCCTTGACAAAAATTGAAAAGGAAGAGCGAGCGGCACGAAAAGCCGCCGCCTTCCGACCTATGGTTTATATCTGCAGTCCTTATTCCGGTGATATAGAAAGAAATACAGCAAACGCAAGAATGTATTCCAGATTTGCTGTTGCAAAGAACGCTATACCCTTTGCTCCACACCTTCTTCTTCCTCAATACTTATCAGAACAGCACGAAAGAGGTCTTGCAATGTTTATGAATAAAGTATTTCTCGGAAAATGTGCTGAACTGTGGGTGTTTGGTCATTGCATTACCGAAGGTATGGCAGAAGAAATTGCACTGGCAGAAAAAATGAAAAAGAAAATCAGATATTTCACTGAAGATTTGAGGGAGATAACAGAATGATTAAACTAACTATTTATACGGCAGACTGTACCCACAGTCTGTCTAATTGCATTTATCCTAATAAACATATTATCACAGATGAAACATCTATGAAAAAGGCGATGAAATATGACCATGTCACGGCTGAATATAAGGATAACTATCGCAGTAATTCCAATTTTATCAGTGCTGATAATGTTCCTCTCGATTGTGACAATGACCACAGTGATAATCCTGATGATTGGATTACACCTTTTGAAGTTGCTATGGCTTTCCCTGATGTTGCTTTTGTTGCTGTTTACAGTAAAAGTCATATGAAAGTAAAAGACGGCAGGTCTGCTCGTCCAAGATTTCATACGTACTTTCCTATATCTAAAATGACTGGCTCTAAAGAATACACTCTCCTTAAGAAGAGAATATCATCTTCTTTTCCATACTTTGATAGTAATGCACTGGATAGTGCAAGACTGCTCTTTGGTGTGGCAGAACCACAGGTAGAATTCTATGACGGCAACAATAACATCGTAGATTATCTTGACGATAAGGATTTTGAGAATTGGGATAATCAGCAGAGCGAAATTCCGCAAGGAAAGAGAAATAATACGATGTCACATTATGCAGGAAGAATCATCAAACGCTACGGTGATACTGACGAGGCTTACCAACTATATTTACAGAAAGCAGAAAAATGCAGTCCTCCTCTTGCTGATGAAGAACTGAAAATTATATGGAACAGTGCTTTAAAGTTCGGTGAAAAGGTTTCCTCACAGGCAGGATATATTCCGCCTGAACAGTATAATGCAAACTTAAAACTGAAACCGGAAGATTACTCGGATGTAGGACAGGCAGTTGTGCTTGCAAGAGAATACAATGAAAGTTTAAGGTATTCTCCATCAACGGGTTACCTTGTTTACAACGGCAGTTTTTGGGAAGAATCTGACCCGTTGTCACAGGCTGTGGCACAGGAGCTTACCACAAGACAACTTGCCGAGGCGGAAACAGAGATAAATAAAAGGCTCAAAGAAATGGAGCAAAACGGTGCTTTTGAAATTCTTGCACAGATGGGTGCTAAAAAAGCAGTATCTGCTTTCAACAAATTACAGGCACACTCCTATGAAATGTATGAGGATGCATTAATTTACAAGAAATATGCAATTAAACGCAGAGATTCAAAGTACATTTCTTCTGCACTCAAGGAAATCAGACCTATGGTGTGTATTACGCAGGACCTTTTGGATAAGAACGAATTTTTGCTCAACACACCAAGCGGTACATATGACCTTCGCAAAGGGACAGACAAAATACAGGAACACAATAACTTTGACTATATTACAAAGCAAACAGCAGTCAATGCCGATAAGGTGGGTGCTGATTTATGGGAGAATGCACTTGATACTTTCTTTTGCAATGACAATGACCTTATTGAGTATGTGCAGAGAATAGTAGGCCTTTCTGCTATCGGAAAGGTGTATGTTGAGGCTCTGATTATTGCCTACGGTGAAGGACGAAATGGAAAATCTACATTTTGGAATGTAGTATCTCGTGTGCTTGGTACTTACAGCGGTAATATTTCTGCCGATGTACTGACAGTTGGGTGTAAAAGGAATGTGAAACCCGAGCTTGCCGAGGCTAAAGGCAAAAGACTCCTTATTGCAGCGGAATTGGAAGAAGGTATGCGACTTAATACCTCAAATGTAAAACAGCTTTGCTCTACTGATGAAATCTATGCTGAAAAGAAGTACAAAGCACCGTTTTCATATATTCCGAGCCACACACTCGTGCTTTACACAAACCACCTGCCAAAGGTCGGTGCTATTGATAAAGGTACATGGCGAAGACTGATTGTAATTCCTTTTGAGGCGAAAATTGAAGGCAACAACGATGTGAAAAATTTTGCTGACTATCTATTTGATAACGCAGGCGGTGCTGGTTTATCCTGGATTATTGAGGGTGCAAAAAAAGTCATTGAGGAGAACTACCATATCGAACCGCCACAGAAAGTAAAGGATGCAATTCGCAAGTACAAGGAAAACAATGACTGGATGTCGCATTTTCTTTCGGAGTGTTGTGAGGTTGATGAAAACTATACGGCCAAATCCGGTGAAGTGTATAACGCATATCGTTCCTATTGCACACAGGTGGGTGACTTTATTCGCAGTACGGCTGATTTTTACACTGCCTTGGAAAGCTGCGGTTTCGACCGTAAAAAGACAAGAGATTGTAACCTTATTATCGGTCTGAGATTGAAGTCAGAATTCCTTGAATAAAAGCGTTTTTCTTTTAGTGTGGAAGTCTATGGAAGTCTTTTCTATAACTTCTCTTAAAGAGATAAAAATAAAGGTATATATAAAATTACGGAAATACACTCCATAGACCTCCACATATCACATTTGATGGAGGTTGCACGATTGAAAGAAAAGATAACAGAAGAAAAATTGGTAATAGCAGTAAAGCAAATGGGCGGCATCTGTCCTAAATTTGTATCACCAGGCTTTAACGGAATGCCGGACAGGCTTGTGCTGTTGCCCTTCGGGAAGGTTGCATTTGTGGAAGTGAAAGCACCGAACAAAAAACCTCGCCCTCTGCAAAAAGCAAGGCATAGATTACTTAAAAAACTCGGTTTCAAGGTGTATGTGCTTGATGATGCAGAACAGATTGGAGAGATAATTGATGAAATACGAACCGCATAGCTATCAGAAATATGCTATTGAATATTTGAAGTCACACCCTGTTTCAGCTTTGTTTTTGGATTGCGGTTTAGGAAAAACTTCAATCACGCTGTCTGCAGTAAACGAGCTGTTGTTTGACAGTTTTGAAGTGCGTAAGGTACTTGTTATAGCACCTGTACGTGTTGCAAAATTTTCATGACCTGACGAGATAAAGAAATGGGATCACCTTTCAGAACTGAGATACTCATTAGCTGTTGGTACAGAGGAACAACGAATTGCGGCGCTTAATGCAGATGCAGACATCTACATAATCAACCGAGAAAATATTCAATGGCTTGTTGAGAAAAGCGGCATTTCCTTTAACTTTGATATGCTTGTAATAGACAAGCTTTCATCATTCAAAAATCATCAGACAAAACGCTTTAAAGCACTGATGAAGGTAAGACCAAAGGTGAAACGCATAGTCGGCTTAACAGGCACTCCGTCAAGTAACGGACTTATGGATTTATTTGCCGAGTTTAAACTACTTGATATGGGAGAGCGACTTGGCAGATTTATCGGACAGTACAGAAATAAGTATTTCAGACCCGACAAAATGAATGGACAGGTTGTTTATTCATACAAGCCGCTTCCCAATGCAGAGCAAGCCATATATGAAAAAATCTCCGACATCACAGTTTCAATGATAGCAAATGAATATCTGAATATGCCGGAGCTTGTAGTCAGCAATTATGAGGCTCAATTATCGGACAAAGAGAAAAAACACTATGATGAAATGAAGAAAAATTTAGTTCTTGAAATTGCAGAGGGAGAAATCACTGCATCAAATGCTGCATCACTGTCAAACAAGTTGTGCCAGATGGCAAACGGTGCTATTTACGATGATAAGCAGAACATCATTGAAATTCGCAGCAGAAAGCTTGACGCTCTTGAGGACATCATTGAAAGTATGAACGGCAAACCGCTTTTAGTTGCTTACTGGTACAAGCACGATTTTGAAAGAATTGCAGAACGGCTTGAAAGCCTGCATATTCCGTTTTCAAAGCTTGATACAGATACAAGTATTGAAAGGTGGAACAAAGGTGATATTCCCGTTGCACTTATACACCCAGCATCGGCAGGTCACGGTCTTAATCTTCAAAGCGGAGGTTCAACACTTGTGTGGTTTGGCTTAACCTGGAGTCTTGAACTGTATCAGCAGACAAATGCAAGGCTGTACCGACAAGGTCAGAAAAACACCGTTGTAATTCAGCATATCATTACCAAAGGTACTATTGATGAGCAGATTCTTAAAGCTCTTCGGCAAAAGGATAAAACACAGTCGGATTTGATAGACTCCGTTAAGGCAGATTTGGGAGGTTTTCTAAAATGACAGCAAAGGAATATTTAAGTCAGGCACGATTTCTTGATGACCGCATAAACTCAAAAATACAACAAATATCCTCACTTAACGAGCTTGCAACAAAATGCACAGCCACAATTTCGGATATGCCACACAGTCCCAACAGCGGTGGTTCTACAATGGCAGACGCAGTATGCAAGATTGTCGATTTGCAGGAAGAAATAAACAAAGACATTGACAAACTTGTTGACTTAAAGCGAGAGATTATGGGCGTTATTAAAGCAGTGCCGAATGTAGAGTATCAGACAATTCTTGAAAAGCGTTATCTTTGCTTTATCAGTTGGGAGCAGATTACTGTTGATATGAATTATTCAATGCAGCACATTCACCGTATGCACAGTTCCGCACTGAAAGAAATTACTGTTCCAAAGCAAGATGAGAGTAAATGTGATAGAATGAGAGTTACATGATCTGCTATTATTAGAATAGACAAAAAGAAAATGAACTAGCCTTGTGGAGAAATCCGCAGGGCTTTTCTTTTGCCCCAAAGGAGGTGTGACACTTGCCAAGAAAACCGAAACGACCCTGTGCCTTTCCCGGCTGTCCTAACCTTACTGACAAACAGTATTGCGAACAGCACGAGAAAGAACAGAACAAACGCTACAACAAATATGAACGCAGAGCTGATGTAAACATCAGGTACGGCAGAGCGTGGCGAAAGGTGCGTGAAAGTTATGTGTTGAAACACCCGTTGTGTGAGAGATGTCTTGAGAAAGGCAGATTTACTCCCGTTGATGAAGTGCATCATATTATTCCTGTTTCACAAGGCGGAACGAATAAAGAAAATAATCTGATGTCACTTTGCAAAAGCTGTCACAATAAAATTCACCTTGAAATCGGTGACAGACAAATAAGACGGTGACCGGTAGGGGGATAAAAATCTCTACAGCTTTCAGCTCGGACAACGGCCCGGGGTGTCACACACGAAAAAAGCGAAATCAAACGGGGTATAACCCCACGGAGGTGATTGTATGGCGAAAGACGGCACAGCAAGAGGCGGTGCGAGAGCCGGGAGCGGCAGAAAATCCAAGGCTTTGAAAGAAAAACTTGATAGCGGAAATCCCGGCGGCAGAAAGCTGACGGTTATGGAACTCCCTGCTGATTCGGATTTAAGCGGTGAGGATATGCCCGAGCCTAAAAGCTATATGCTGGACAGACAGAAAAACGGCGGTGACCTTGATGCAGAAGATGTGTTCAGATAAACATGGCTGTGGCTCAAGGAACGTGGTTGTGAAAAGCTGGTAAGCACTCAGCTTGTGCTTAACTATGCCATGAGCGTTTCAAGGTGGATTCAGTGCGAACACGCTATCTCGGAATACGGCTTTCTTGCAAAGCACCCTACAACTGGTCAGGCTATTGCAAGTCCGTATGTCAGTATGAGTCATAACTATATGAAACAGGTAAACAATCTGTGGTATCAGATTTTCCAGATAGTAAAGGAAAACTGCTCGGCAGATTTTTCAGGAGCAACGCCGCAGGACGATGTTATGGAGAGATTGTTACGCTCTCGGAGAGGAAACTGATATGAATTTCAGATTGAACCAATTTATGAAAAAACTTAAAAACAGCAGACCTTATCTTTCAAAACAACAGTACCGCACAATCAAAGGTCAGGCTCTTTCGGGAGATATTGACGGTGCTGAAAAAGGTCTGAACTCACTTTTGAGGAGGTGTGTATATGAACACAACAACAGAAATGCAGCTTGTTCCCGTTGAAAAGCTGATAAAGAAACTTCGCTCATCACTGCGTGAGTTTGGCTTTATCAATCCCGTAATAATTGACAGAGATTTCAATGTCATTGCAGGACACGGCAGAATTTTAGCTGCAAAGGCGGAAAATATTTCAGAAGTTCCATGTGTGTTTGTTGATTACCTGAATGATGCACAGAAGAAAGCATACATACTGGCAGATAACCGTATGGCTATGGATGCCGGCTGGGACGAAGAACTTTTGAGAGTTGAAATTGAGTCCTTACAGGGTACCGACTTTGATATCGGACTTACGGGATTTGATGAAAACGAAATCGCAGAGCTTTTTGCCGATGATAACGATGATGTAAAAGATGATGATTTTGATGTTGAGAGCGAGCTTGAAAAACCACCGGTAACAAAAAGCGGTGACCTTTGGCTGCTCGGCAATCACAGACTTATCTGCGGTGACAGCACAAAGGAAAATACATACACTCGCCTTATGGACGGTAAGAAAGCAAACCTTGTTGTTACTGACCCACCATACAATGTCAACTACGAGGGCAGTGCAGGAAAAATCAAGAACGATAATCTTGAAAATGATAAGTTCTATCAGTTCTTACTCGATGCCTTTCAAAACACAGAAAAGGCTATGGCAGATGATGCAAGCATCTATGTTTTTCACGCGGATACAGAAGGACTAAATTTCAGAAAAGCGTTCAAGGACGCAGGCTTTTATCTTTCCGGAACTTGCATATGGAAAAAGCAGAGCCTTGTTCTTGGCAGAAGTCCGTATCAGTGGCAGCACGAACCTGTTCTGTTCGGCTGGAAGAAGAACGGTAAGCACAAGTGGTACTCCGACAGAAAGCAGACCACAATATGGGAGTTTGACAAACCGAAGAAAAACGGCGACCACCCCACAATGAAGCCTGTTCCGCTGATTGCATATCCGATTAAAAATTCAAGTATGACAAACTGTATCGTACTTGATCCCTTCGGCGGTAGCGGAAGTACACTTATAGCCTGTGAACAGACAAATAGAATCTGCTACACATCAGAGCTTGATGAAAAATACTGTGATGTAATTGTTAAAAGATATATTGAACAGGTCGGCACTACTGAAAATGTGTATGTAGTGCGTGACGGTCAGAAAATCAGGTTTGATGATTTGGAGGTTAATGCTGATGAACAGTAAGGCATTAACCCTCGGCAGTCTGTTTGACGGCTCGGGCGGTTTTCCTTTAGGCGGAATTCTTTCAGGTATTACACCTCTATGGGCATCAGAAATCGAGCCGTTTCCCATTCGTGTAACTACAAAAAGGCTGTCGCAGATGAAACACTACGGTGATGTATCAAAATTAAACGGAGCGGAACTTCCGCCCGTTGATATAATCACCTTCGGAAGTCCTTGCCAGGATATGAGTGTTGCCGGAAAAAGAGCCGGTCTGTCCGGTTCAAGAAGTAACCTCTTTTATGAGGCGGTAAGAATTGTAAAGGAAATGAGGTGTAAAACGAATGGCGAATATCCAAGATTTGTGGTGTGGGAAAACGTCCCCGGAGCATTCTCGTCAAACAAGGGCGAAGACTTCAAGGCAGTCCTCGAAGAAATCTGCAAAATCAAAGACGATACATTATCTGTTTCTAAATCTGAAAAGTGGACAAACGCAGGAGAAATCGTGGGAGATGCGTTCTCCGTTGCGTGGCGAGTGTTTGACGCTCAATATTGGGGAGTTCCCCAACGAAGAAAACGCATCTACCTTGTCGCAGATTTTGCAGGAGAATGTGCTGGAGAAATACTATTTGAGCAAAAAAGCCTGTCAGGGAATTCTCCGCAGAGCGTCTGCAAGAGGAAAACAACTCCCGGAAATGTTAAAGATTGCATTGGAGCAACAGGCTTTGACGGATACAATGGTCAGCTGACAGGAGATTTATCTGCAACAATCGGTGTGAACTGCGGTATGTCCACAGGCAGAAACGGCATTGTGCTGAATGACCAAGGCGGCAACAGAATGGATATTACCGAAGATGTGACCTGCACACTCCGTGCCGAGGCACACCACCCGCCCTGTGTCTTGGAATCGGCAGGCTTTTGCACGGAACATTCTGCCAAGAGCCGCGGCATAGGTTATGAGGAAGAAACCTCACCGACAATTCGTGCCGGTACAGTTCCGGCAGCTGTGATGTTTGAAAATCACAGTCAGGATACAAGATACACAGGACCCGTTGAGAAAGCACCGACAGTTCTTTCAACCTACGGCACCGGTGGGAACAACCAGCCGTTCGTAATTGAAACACCAAAGACACTTAAAATCAGAAGTGGCTGTGACGGTGGCGGCAAGGGTGCGTTAGTTCAGGATAATAAATCTGCAACTCTGTCCTGCAATAATGACCAGACTGTATTTGTACCGCAAGCCTACGGCATCTGCTCAAAGGACAGCAATTCAATGAAGTCCGATAATCCGAACAGTGGTTTTTACAAAGCTGAAACTTCACGGACGATTGACACAAGCAATCAATCACCGTGTAAAAATCAAGGCGGTATTGCTGTTGTATCTATTCAAGGTTCAATGATTGGACGAAAAGACGAGAACGGTCCACAGGGTGACGGCATAAACGAAGATGTCAGCTTTACCCTTAATGCAACTGACAAACACGCAGTTGCATATGGAATTGACAGGGCAGCTTTTAATCAAGGACAGAATGCAAAGTACAGCTTTGCCGTTGAAACAGAAAAACAACCAACGATGGTAGCAAAAGGACCGGGTGCTGTTGCTACCCCGACATACAGTTCTAGCAAGGCATCTTTCTTTACGAAAGTTCAAGAAGAAAAAGCAAATACATTGGTGGCTACCGATTACAAAGACCCGCCAATCGTAAATGACAATTCAAGCTACGGCTTTTATCCGCAGATGAAAGCTGAGTGTGTAACTTTTACCAAAGAGAAAAGCGGATGTATTGTAAACGGAACAAATCCGGGATTTCAGAACGGAGTTCTTGAATCAAGCTATATCGTGAGAAGATTAACACCAACTGAATGTGCCAGACTACAAGGCTTTCCTGACTGGTGGTGCAGTAACCTGGAAACGGAAAACCCCACAAGTGAAGAACTTGCTTTCTGGAGAGGTGTTTTTAAAACCTATGCCGAGATTAACGGTACAAAAGTTAAATCCGACAAGCAGATAATCAAGTGGCTGAAAAATCCACATTCTGATTCAGCTGAGTACAAAATGTGGGGCAACGGAGTGGCACTCCCCTGTGTTTGCTTTGTGCTTTCAAGGATTGCAAGCCTTAACAAAACTATATCTACGGATTGATAACATAATCGTCAGAACCGTCAATATATTTTTCATAATCAATACGGATAGCTGTGTTACCGCCGTAGTGATAGCACATTCTGCCTGCCCAGCCGAGGAAACATATCGTTCCGTCAGCATTCAGAGCCATAATATCATCTGCATATCGTTCTGTGGGTTTCACCTTATCACCAAAGGTAATGCCCTCACGCTCGGTGTCACTCATAAAGCGAGATTGGATAGCTTTGTTTTTCAGAAAGATATACACCTTCTTTTCCAGATTGATGAGTTGTCTAATTGTACGCATAAAAAATACGCTCCTTTCATTAGTTTCCTAAAAAAGAGCGTAAAAAAACAATCCCATCGTTCCGACAGGATTGCAAAAATCTTTATAACCCTATCGGTCAAGCTTTAGCACCTTACCTTTTGGCAGGTTGCTGTGCGGTCAACGAGCTTGTCTCTCACGCACTCTTTATAGGCTATTTTTAAATTAACACAACAATACAGAATTGTCAAGCAAAAATTAATCCTTATCCACTTCAATCTCGCCGTGCTTTTCCTCAAAGGCTTTTACCCTCTGTTTAATATACTGCTCAATCTCACGATTTGCTGAACGGCCTTCGTAGTCTGCAATATATCTGAACTTCTGAAAAAGTGTCCGGTTTACTCTTAGTGTGTATCTTAAAATGTTATCGTCCATAATCAAATCTCCTCGATGTTATTATGACATCATTTTAACGCAATTATTGCACCGTAACGAAAATGGTGGTATTATGATGTCATAGTGGTGTCATATTTTTAAAAGGAGATTGAAATTTATGAAGGTAGCAGTAGTAGGTTCAAGAAATCTAACAATCAATAATCTGGGCGACTATCTGCCCAAAGATACAACGGAAATAGTCAGTGGCGGTGCAAGAGGAATTGACAGGTGTGCAAGAATGTATGCAAAAACTCATAACATCAGGCTGACGGAGTTTATGCCCGAATATGAACGATATGGTCGGTCAGCTCCTTTAAAGAGGAATCTGCAAATAATCAGATATGCCGATATAGTTCTCGCCTTTTGGGACGGTAAATCTCACGGAACACGATTTGTAATTGAAAACTGCAAAAAGGAGAATGTTCCCATTAAGGTATTCACTACTGTTTAATACTCACACTTAAAACCGCTGGATTTTCAGCGGTTTGTTTATTTGGGAGAATTTCAAAATTACACTTGCAATCTTTTCTGTTCTGAGTGATATATGTAGTACTAATTTCAAGGAGGAAAAGCAAATGAAATTTCCAAGCAAGGAGCTTGTTGAAAAAGTACGGGCAGAATACCCCATCGGCACAAGAGTTGAGCTTGTAAAAATGGACGATGTTCAGGCACCGCCTGTTGGTACAAAAGGCACTGTAAGAGGTGTTGATGATACGGCAAACCTACTAGTTGATTGGGATAACGGTTGTGGTCTTAATGTGATTTATGGCATTGACAAAGCACGCAAGATACAGTCTTAACCACTATAAAATACACAATATATTGTATTAAAGATTGTGTATATTACTTTTCAAAATTGCTTGATATATCCTCGAAAAAGAGCGAATATGTGTGTACCGAAAGGGACAAACACACAATTACGGAGGACAAAAAGATGAGCGAAAAGACATTAAGACAGATTGAGGAAATGAAAAAGCAGACAATCGGTGTTGAGGTTGAGATGAACAATATCACAAGGAATAAAGCAGCAAAAATCGCAGCCGAATTTTTCAGCACAGGTAGATATGAGAACACAGCCGACAGAAACGGCTACTGTACTTGGTCAGCATATGACGAGCAAGACAGAGAGTGGAAATTCCAAAAAGATGTCAGCATTGCAGGAATTGACAGTGAGAAATGCGAAATGGTCACACCAATTTTAAACTATTCAGACATTGAAACCTTGCAGGAGCTTGTAAGGATATTAAGAAAAGCGGGTGCAAAGAGCGACTCAACAAGAGGTTGCGGAGTACACATTCACATCGGTGCAAAAGGCCACACGGCAAAGACACTCAGAAACCTTGCAAACATTATGGCAAGCCACGAACAGCTTTTGATTGACGCTTTGAACCTTGACGAGGTCAGAGTAAGAAGATACTGCAGAACGGTTGACATAAGATTTTTAGAGCAGGTCAACAGAAGAAAGCCGAAAACAATGTCGGAGCTTGCCAATGTATGGTACAAGAGCCACGATGAAAACTACGGCAGAAGTCACCATTACAATGGAAGTAGATACCATATGCTCAACCTCCACGCAACCTTTACAAAGGGAACGGTTGAATTCAGACTTTTCCAATTTGACAAGCCATCAAACGGCAAACAGAACGGACTTCACGCAGGACAGCTAAAAAGCTACATTCAGCTTTGCTTGGCACTCAGCCAAATGGCAAAGGAGGTTAGGTCGGCAAGTGCAAAACCTCAGCAAACAGAAAATCCAAAATACGCAATGAGAACTTGGCTTTTGCGACTTGGCTTTATCGGTGACGAGTTCAAGACAGCGAGAGATGTGTTCACAAACAGACTTTCGGGCGACACGGCTTTTAGGAACGGCAGAGTTGCTTGAAGTGATTAGGTTAAATGCCCCACTGACCGCTTTGGCGGTCTTAAGGTGGTAGAAGAACAATTCTTCGGAAAGGGATGATTAAATTGACAAGGTTTTACATTGCGTATGGCAGTAACCTGAATGTAAGGCAGATGAAAATACGCTGTCCAAAAGCAAGGCTTGTGGGAACAGCGACTTTGGAAAATCACATACTCTATTTCAGAGGAAGTCTTACGGGTTCGTACTTAACCATAGAGCCGAAAATCGGAGCAAGCGTTCCTGTTGCCGTTTGGGAAGTAACACCTTCTGATGAAAAGGCGCTTGACCGCTACGAGGGTTATCCGAATTTTTATTACAAGCAGGACTACACATTGAATGTGACAAGTATGGATAAAACAAAAGTAACCACACTTGAGTGTTTTGCATATGTGATGAGGTCGGACAGACCGATAGGCATACCGTCAGATTACTATGTTTACACTTGCCTTGAGGGGTATGAATATTTTGGCTTTGACAAAAGAATTTTGATTAATACAGTGAACAGAATGAGGAGGATACTATGCAGACGAATGAAATAAGGGTTCAGGTATGCCCGAAATGCGGAAAGCTGTTCAGTGAACGAGGTGCTGTTTCAAGGGTGGATAATGTAACGATTATCTGCCCCGACTGCGGAACACGAGAGGCTCTTGAAAGCATAGGCGTTGATGAAACAGAGCAGGAGAAAATTCTTGATACTATTCATAGGCATAGAAGTTGACATATGTATAAATTTAATATATAGTTACATTGTAGAAGAAAATTCATAATAAGTTATTAGTATTGGTATTCAGGAGGTGTAGAAATGAGTAAAAATAAAGATCCTAGGTGGTCAAAACAGTTCGGAGATTTCGGTGAGCAACTTATAATGTATTTAATTGGACGACAAAAAAATATGAAAGTTGCTTTGGTGGACCATGCTGGTGCGGATATAATTGCCTCGGACTTAGGAAACAAGAATAACCGATATGCAATTTCAGTTAAAAGTCATACTTTAAATATAAAGATAAATGATAATGAGATAAAAATTGAAAGTAAGCTATTTAATTTTGATGAACATAATATAAAAGAACTAAGAGCTTTTGCTGAAAATTTCGATCTAAAGCCAGTTGTTTCTATTGTTATTGTACAGCCCGAAATTCCTCAAGATCATCCGTATTGGATAGCGAAATTAGAAAAAAGCAAAAACAAGTATTTTGAAAAACATGATAAGTTAGTAATTGATACATTTACTTTCCTGCTGGATGATGCTGAGGAAATGATAAAAGAAGGCAAAAGATATTGCACTTATAAAAATTCAAGTCCCGGAGGATTCAATTTTAAATTTGAAAACTTGTATTTTGAAGAACTTCTTGCTGATAAACGTATTGATCATACTAGATTAAGCTTTGATACACTAGATTATTTAAGATTATGGGATATAAAAAATCCCATGGATATTAATGCAGAGGATAATTTATTTTGGGAAATAGATAATAACTAATCTTACTAATCTTTTATTCTCTGCGTTCGTGATAGCCAAACTGAAATAGTTAAATAGTAAAAAATAGCATCGGTTAGAAATAATCGGTGCTATTTTTATACCATATCGGAGGTGAGATTTTGAGAAAACTTAAGAATTATAAGCCTACAAAATTCAAAGCAAAAAACAGCTATTATGATAAGGAATACGCTGATTTTGCCGTTGCCTTTATCGAAAGTCTGTGCCACACCAAAGGCACTTGGGCGGGTAAACGGTTTGAGCTTATGGACTGGCAGGAGCAGATTATTCGTGACCTTTTCGGCATTTTAAAGCCTAACGGATACAGGCAGTTCAACACAGCATACATAGAGATACCGAAAAAGAACGGTAAATCGGAATTAGCTGCGGCTGTTGCACTTCTGCTCACCTGTGGTGACGGTGAGCAGCGAGCCGAGGTTTACGGTGCGGCTGCCGACAGACAACAGGCATCAATCGTTTTTGATGTAGCCGCAGATATGGTGCGTATGTGTCCGGCACTGAACAAAAGAGTAAAGATACTCGCCTCACAGAAACGGCTGATTTACGAACCCACAAACAGCTTTTATCAGGTTCTATCAGCAGAGGCATACAGTAAGCACGGCTTTAATGTTCACGGAGTTGTATTTGATGAACTGCACAGTCAGCCAAACAGAAAGCTTTATGATGTTCTTACAAAAGGCAGCGGTGATGCAAGAATGCAGCCACTCTTTTTTCTGATCACAACCGCCGGCACAGATACACATTCAATCTGCTACGAGGTTCATCAAAAGGCACAGGATATTATTGACGGACGAAAAATCGACCCTACATTCTATCCCGTGATTTACGGCGCTGATGATACCGAGGACTGGATAAGTCCAAAGGTCTGGAAAAAGTGCAATCCCTCCCTCGGTGAAACTATCGGCATTGACAAAGTTAAAACTGCCTGTGAAAGTGCAAAGCAAAATCCGAGTGAAGAAAACTCGTTTCGACAGCTAAGGCTTAATCAGTGGGTAAAGCAGGCAGTCCGTTGGATGCCGATGGATAAATGGGATAAGTGTGCATTTGCGGTCAGAGAAGATGATTTGAAAGGCAGAGTTTGCTACGGTGGACTTGACCTATCTTCCACAACGGATATTACAGCTTTTGTACTTGTGTTTCCTCCACTTGATGAAGAAGACAAATACATTATTCTTCCCTACTTTTGGATACCGGAAGACACACTTGATTTGCGTGTAAAGCGTGACCATGTGCCATATGATGTGTGGGAATGACAGGGATACTTGCAGACCACAGAGGGAAATGTTGTTCATTACGGCTATATTGAAAAGTTCATAGAACAGCTCGGAAAGAAATTCAACATCAGAGAAATTGCATTCGACCGTTGTGGTGCTGTTCAGATGGTACAGAACCTTGAGGGTATGGGTTTCACCGTTGTTCCATTCGGACAAGGCTTTAAGGATATGTCACCACCCACAAAGGAACTTATGAAACTAACCCTTGAGCAGAAAATCGCACACGGCGGTCACCCTGTACTTCGATGGAATATGGACAATATCTTTGTCAGAACAGACCCTGCCGGCAACATAAAGGCAGACAAAGAAAAATCCACGGAGAAAATTGACGGTGCAATTGCTACAATTATGGCACTGGACAGAGCAATACGATGTGGAAATGATACCTCTGAGTCGGTATACGATTCACGAGGGATTTTATTTATATAAAGTACAGTGATATATATGGGTATATTTTCAGGACTATTTCATTCAAGAGATAAGCCAAAAAACAGAACAGCAGGAAGTGCATACACATTCTACACAGGCAGGACAACAGCCGGAAAAGCTGTTACACAGCGTTCTGCTATGCAGATGACGGCGGTGTATTCCTGCGTTCGTATTCTGTCAGAGGCGATTGCAAGTCTGCCGTTGCATCTGTACAGATACACAGAAAGCGGTGGCAAGGAAAAAGCAACGGACAGTCCTCTGTACTTTTTACTCCACGATGAGCCGAACTCGGAAATGACATCATTTGTTTTCAGAGAAACTCTGATGACTCATCTTCTGCTTTGGGGTAATGCTTACGCACAGATTATCAGAAACGGCAAAGGTGAAGTCACCGCCTTGTACCCTCTTATGCCCGACCGTATGACTGTTGACAGAGATGAAAACGGCAGACTGTATTATGAGTACATGGTAAGCTCTGATGATGCACCTATCAACAAAAAGTCAACCGTAAGACTGTCGCCCTTTGATGTTCTTCATATTCCCGGACTTGGCTTTGACGGACTTGTGGGTTACTCACCTATCGCTATGGCAAAGAACTCAATCGGTATGGCTATTGCCTGTGAAGAGTACGGTGCAAAGTTCTTTGCAAACGGTGCCGCACCCAGCGGTGTGCTTGAACATCCCGGTACAATTAAGGACCCAAGCCGAGTTCGTGAAAGCTGGACTCAGACCTTTGGTGGTAGTTCAAACGCACACAAGGTTGCAGTGCTTGAGGAAGGTATGAAATATACACCTATTTCAATCTCCCCTGAACAGGCACAATTCCTTGAAACAAGAAAATTTCAGATAGATGAAATAGCTCGAATTTTCCGAGTTCCGCCACACATGGTAGGTGATTTGGAAAAGTCGAGCTTTTCTAATATTGAACAGCAGTCGCTTGAATTTGTGAAGTACACACTTGACCCTTGGGTGTCAAGATGGGAGCAAAATTTGGTGCGTTCCCTTCTGACAACCGATGAAAAGAAAAAGTATTTTATCAAATTCAATGTTGACGGACTGCTCCGAGGTGACTATCAAAGCCGAATGAACGGATATGCAACAGCAAGGCAGAACGGCTGGATGTCGGCAAACGATATCAGAGAGCTTGAAAACCTTGACCGCATATCATCAGAAGAAGGCGGAGATTTGTACCTCATAAACGGTAATATGCTGCCGCTCAAAAATGCAGATACATTTGCCAACACAGACGAAACGAAGGAGGAAGAAAATGAAGAAGTTCTGGAAGTGGAAGAATCAGACGGAGAACAATCCGACCGAGAGAGTTCTGACTCTCAACGGCACAATCGCCGTGGAAAGCTGGTTTGACGATGATGTCACTCCACAGCTTTTCAAAGACGAGTTGAACAGTGGAACAGGAAACATCACTGTATGGATAAACTCTCCCGGTGGTGACTGCGTTGCCGCCGCACAGATTTACAATATGCTGATGGACTACAAGGGTAATGTCACAGTCAAGATTGACGGTATTGCCGCAAGTGCTGCATCGGTAATTGCTATGGCAGGTACAGAAGTTCTGATGTCACCTGTATCAACAATGATGATTCACAACCCTGCTACCGTTGCAATGGGCGACCACAATGAAATGCAAAAGGCTATTGAAATGCTTAACGAGGTCAAGGAGTCAATCATCAATGCTTACGAAATTAAAACAGGCTTATCAAGAGCAAAGCTGTCACACTTAATGGATTCTGAAACATGGATGAACGCAAACAAGGCTGTTGAACTTGGATTTGCCGATGGCATCATCGCAAGAGAAAATCCGAATACAGAGCCTGATGAAGAAGACGAGGACGAAGATGAAGAGGAAAAGAAGAACCCCTGTGAAAATTCAGTCCTGTTTTCACGCAAGGCGGTAAATACGGCTCTTAAAAACAAGCTTGTAAAGCACTATTCAAAGAATATTTCAAGAAACACAGAAACAGACATCACAGACCTTGAAAAAAGACTTAATTTATTAAAACCTTAAGGAGGAATTTTACTATGGCTAAAATTAACGAACTTCGTGAGAAACGAGCAAAAATCTGGGAACAGGCAAAAGCCTTCCTTGATTCCCACAGAAACGAAACAGGTATTCTTTCAGCAGAAGATACCGCAGCTTATGAAAAGATGGAAAAGGATATTGTTGACCTCGGTCACGAGATTGAGCGTCAGCAAAGAGCAGACGACCTTGAAAGAGAGTTAAATCTCCCGACAAGCACACCGCTTGTTTCAAAACCCGATAACGTCAATCGTGAGAGTAAAACAGGCACAGCTTCTGAAAAGTACAACAAAGCATTCTGGAATCAGATGAGAAACCGCTCAACGCAGGAGGTCAGAAACATTCTCAGTGAGGGTGTTGACAGCGAGGGCGGTGAAGTCGGTGTAACGGCCGGCTCAACTGTTAATGTTACGGCTGATGAGATTATCGACCTTTATTACAGCCTTAAAGCACCGTACCGTAAGAATGGTGTATGGCTCTTGAATGACAGCACTGTAAATATTATCAGAAAGCTAAGGACAGCAACGGTCAGTATTTATGGCAGCACACTTCTCGGTAAACCTGTTTACACATCTTCATCAATTGCAAATGCTGCATCGGGTACAAAGCCGATTGCATTCGGTGACCTTTCCTACTACTGGATTGGTGACAGACAGGGTGTTACCTTTAAACAACTCAATGAGTTATATGCAGCAAACGGACAGGTAGGTTTCCTTGCGACAAAAAGAGTTGATGCAAGACTTATTGTTCCGGAGGCAGTTAAGATTCTCAAAATGAAGGGTACAGTTTCTACAGGCGGTTAAGGAGTGCTTTTATGACTGACAGGCTTTTAGAAAAAGTAAAGCAAAATCTCATACTTGAACATTCTGAGGACGATGCACTTCTTGAGCAGTACATCACTGCATCGGTTTCCTATGCCGAAAGCTATCAACACATTGATGAAGGTTACTACTCCACACACGCAATGCCTGCAACTACCGAGCAGGCAGTTATTATGCTTGCGAGCCATTTCTACGAAAGCAGAGATGGCTCAACGGGCGGATTCTTTGCTGACAGCACAAACGCATCGGCTCAGGTGTGGAACACGGTCAATTTACTTTTAAGGCTTGACAGAAACTGGAAGGTGTAGCTATGAGTTTTGGAAACATGAACACACCTGTTGAAATTATGAAAAAGGTGATTGAAACCGATGATGAGGGGTTTAAGAATGAAAGACTGAAAACAGTAGCAAGCGTGAGAGCATATCGTGAGGGCAGACACGGCAGTGAACGGTGGGCGAATATGGCGACATTTTCCGTTGCGACTGACCTGTTTCGCCTAAGGTGTATTCCGCATATTGAAGTTACCGCAGATATGCTTATTCTTTGTGACGGGAAAAGGTTCGAAATCACCTCTGTTGAGAATGTAAAAGGCAGAGGAATGTATCTTGAAATTCTCGCAAAGGAGGTTGAAGCAAGTGGCTAGATGCACAATGAAAATGCCGGAGGAGTTTTTACTCAAAATATCAAGACTTGGGAACAAAACCGATGATGTGTGCGGAAGGGTACTCAATGCCGGTGCTGAGGTTGTTCTGAAAAAGGTGAGAACAAATCTCAGAAATGTCATCGGTAAGGACACAAAAACGCAGTCACGCTCAACGGGTGAGCTTGAACGCTCGCTCGGCGTGTCCCCTGTTTTATCAGACAAGAACGGCAATCTGAATATCAAAATAGGCTTTTCAGAGCCGAGAACAAATGGTGAAAGCAATGCAAAAATTGCGAGCGTAATTGAATACGGCAAAAGCGGTCAGCCACCAAAACCGTTTATGAAACCCGCAAAATCAGCGTCACGCAAGGAGTGTATGACGGTTATGATTAACACGCTTGATGAGGAGGTAAAGAGCATATGAGTTTGCTTGCTGAAATCAAGAGTATTGCAGAGGGATTGAACATCAAGGTTGAAACAGGTGCTTTTTCAGACAAAGTACCTGACGAATACATTGTTCTCACTCCGCTTTCGGACGGCTTTGATATGCACTGCGACAATATGCCGACCTTTGACAGGCAGGAAGTGAGAATTTCAATTTTTTCAAAAGGTAATTACTCGGCACTTAAATACAAGCTTGTGACAGCACTTTTTAGGAATGACATTTCAATTACCGACAGGCTGTATATTGCCTATGAGAATGATACAGGCTACCACCACTACGCTGTTGACACATTAAAAACTTATGAATTGGAGGAGATAAACTATGGCAACAATAGGACTTGATAAGCTGTACTACGCAAAAATTACAGAGGACTCTGACGGAAACGAAACCTACGACACACCCGTTCCGCTTGCAAAGGCGATGAGTGCGGAACTTTCGGTAGAGCTTGCCGAGGCGACACTTTATGCCGATGACGGTGCGTCAGAGGTTGTAAAGGAATTTCAGAGCGGTACGCTCACACTCGGTATTGACAACATCGGAACAACCGTTGCAGAGGATTTGACCGGTGCGACAATCGACAAAAACAAAGTGTTGGTTTCCGCATCTGAGGACGGAGCACCGCCCGTTGCAATCGGTTTTCGTGCAAAGAAAGCGAACGGCAAGTATCGTTACTTCTGGCTTTACAGAGTGAAGTTTGGCATTCCTGCAACAAACCTTACCACAAAGGGCGAAAGCATCGAGTTTTCCACTCCGTCAATCGAGGGTACGGTTATCCGCAGAAACAAGGCTGACAAGCTCGGCAAGCACCCGTGGAAAGCTGAAATTTCAGAGGATGATACAGGTGTTGCAATCGACACAATCAGCGGTTGGTACACTCAAGTGTATGAGCCGACCTATGCTGAATAAATACGGAGGTGCGTTATGACTGACAGAGGATGTATTATTAAAATTGGTGAAAACGATTATGAGCTTATTCTCACAACAAGGGCAACAAAGGAAATTGCCAAAAGATACGGTGGACTTGAAAACCTCGGTGACAGGCTGATGAAAAGTGAGAACTTTGAAATGGCACTTGATGAAATCATCTGGCTTATCACTCTGCTTGCAAACCAGAGCGTTATGATTTACAACCTGAAAAATCGGGACAGCAAAAAGCCGTTGCTTACCGAAGAGGAGGTTGAGCTTTTGACCTCTCCGTTTGACCTTGCAGAATACAAGAATGCAATTATGGACTCAATGCAGAAAGGCACAAAGCGAAACATTGAAAGTGAGCAAACCTCAAAAAACACGAAAGTCGGGTAACAGACGCTGAGCTGTTCACCCGACTTCTTTATTACGGACTTGCACATTTAAATCTTTCACAAGACGAAGTGTGGCTGATGCCATTTGGACTTTTGCTTGACCTTTGGGAATGTCATAGACAATACAACGGCATTGCAAAGCCAAAGAGAGTTGCTTGCATTGATGATGTTATCCCTTATGGGGTTTGAATATATTATGTAAAGGTTAAGTCATTAGGCACCTCAGCATAAGTTATGGTATTATCATCTATTTTCATTCTTGAAATGATATGAGCTTTCTTGCACTCGTTGCACCATACAACAGCATATCCAAAATTGTCTTTTACTTTTGTTGCGTTGTATGCTGTTCTTTTACTTTTGCAATAAGGACATTTGTCGGGTACATTATACTTTGCAATATGTTCAATACATTTAAGCCATTTCATATTAAGCTTACCTCTGTTCTTTTAGATTAACTTTATTGTACCTTATTTGTTTAAGCTTTTAAAGTGCTTTTGAAAATTTAAATTATAATATGTATTGCGTTTGTGCTTACAATCGTGTATAATGGTGATGTAGAAGTCAATTATATAAGCTGAAAGGAGTTTTAAATATGGCAAAATCAGCAAATCTTTATGCACGAATTGAGCCTGACCTTAAAGAGCAGGCAGAGGCTATTCTTAATGTGCTTGGTATTTCTGCTTCAAATGCAATTACTATGTTCTATAAGCAGATTGTCCTTCAAAATGGTATTCCGTTTGATCTAAAAATTCCTAACCATCCGTTAGACATCAGCCGTATGACTGAATCACAATTTAATGAGGAGCTTGAGAAAGGTTACCAAAATATGCAAAATGGAAATACCATACCTATGGAACAGGCTTTTTCGGCTATTCGTAAGGAATACGGTATATGAATTATAAAATAGTATTAACTCCTGATGCACAAAACGATTTGAATGATATCTTTAAATATATTGCATTTGATTTGCAATCATTTCAAAATGCGACAAGTCAGCTTGACCGCATTGAAAAAGCAGTCAAATCGTTAGAGCAACTTCCGTCACGATTTCGTTTGTGTGATAAAGAACCGTGGAAAAGTCGCAATCTTCGTGTTATGCCAGTTGACAATTATATTGTGCTTTACATTGTTGACAACAATAAAAATATTGTCACAGTTGTCCATATAATGTATGGCGGAAGAAATATCGAATTTCTGCTTGAAGGGTAAGTCTTTAACTAAATAAGATAAACAAAATATTACCATTTAGGAGTAACCACACGGTTGCTCCTCTTTCATATATGCACATATAACACTACGAGCCGAAAGGCTCTTTTTTTATGCCTTGAGGAGGTGAGAATATGGCGGATAGTTTTGGACTTAAGCTTGGCATTGAGGGCGAAAAGGAATTTAAAAAGTCGCTTGCTGAAATCAATCAGAGCTTTAAGGTGCTTGGCTCTGAGATGAAGCTTGTGTCCTCGCAGTTTGATAAGAACGACAATTCCGTTCAGGCTTTGTCTGCAAGAAATATGGTTCTTAATAAGGAGATTGACGCACAAAAACAGAAGATTGAAACCCTCAGGCAGGCACTTGCAAATGCATCGGAGTCATTTGGTGAAACCGACAGAAGAACACAAAGCTGGCAAATTCAGCTTAACAATGCCGAGGCATCACTCAACGGTATGGAGCGTGAACTGAACAGTAATAATTCTGCACTTGAACAGGCAAAGACGGATATTGAGGGTACAGAAAAATCTCTTGAAAAGGTTGACGGTCGGCTTGATGATACTGCCGAAAGTGCCGATGATATGGGCGATGAAATCAAGAACGCAGGCGACAAAGCGGATAAGTCAAAGGAGAGATTTTCAAAGCTTGGTTCGGTACTCAAGGGTGTGGGCGTTGCGATGGGTGCGGTGGTCACTGTGGCGGCCGCAACAGCCGTAAAGCTAGGCAAGGAGGTTGTCAATGCCTATGCCGACTATGAACAGCTTGTCGGCGGTGTTGATACGCTTTTCAAGGGTTCATCACAGAAGCTGCAAAGCTACGCATCTAATGCCTATAAAACGGCAGGCCTTTCTGCAAATGACTATATGGAAACTGTTACAGGCTTTTCAGCAAGCCTCATTCAGTCGCTTGGCGGTGATACGGACAAGTCGGTAAAGTATGCCGATATGGCAATCACGGATATGGCAGATAATGCAAACAAAATGGGTACGGATATGTCGCTCATTCAGAATGCGTATCAAGGCTTTGCCAAGCAGAATTACACAATGCTCGATAACCTTAAACTCGGCTACGGCGGTACTAAAGAGGAAATGCAAAGACTTCTCTCTGACGCAGAGAAAATATCGGGCATTAAGTACGATATTTCGTCATATGCCGATGTGGTCGATGCAATCCATGTTATGCAGGAGAGTATGGATATTGCCGGCACTACTGCAAAAGAGGCGGAGGGTACAATTTCGGGTTCGGTTAATGCGTTGAAATCCTCGGTCACTAACTTTGTGGTAGAATTTACTATATTAAACACAATTAGAGATTATTTTATACTGCCACATAAACATCTAAATGCTAAATCTGCCAAAGATACACATAAATGGTAATAAAATGTTGAAATCTATGTTACATATGATATAATGAGTATTGTATTAATCACAACCTAAAAAATAAACAGGAGGATATACGAATGTCAACTGGTTGGTATTTTCCAAGTAATAATTATGGAACTGTCACAGGGATAGGCGAAGCGGGTATTGAAACTTTTAGGGGTTCTCCATACCGTTCATTGGCACGAGAAATATGTCAAAATTCTATGGATGCAAGAATTGATAATAAAAATCCTGTTATTATAGAATTTTCAAGCTTTTCTATTCCAACAAAAAATATTCCTGGTTACGACAATCTCCATGAAGCTATTAAATCATGTTTGAATTTTTGGACAGAACAAGACAACAAAAAAACCATAGATTTTTTTAATAAAGCAAAAACTACTATTGAACACCCCACAATAGATGTATTAAGAATAAGTGATTTCAATACTACGGGGTTACAAGGTTCGGATAAGGAATTTAATACACCATGGCATAATTTAGTAAAAGCGTCCGGCGTTTCAGGGAAAGAAGGTTCGGCTGGTGGTAGTTTTGGAATTGGTAAAGCAGCCCCATTTGTATGTTCAGATATCAGAACATTATTTTATGCTACTAAGGACATAGATGGTTTGAGCGCATTTCAAGGCATTGCAAAACTTGTGTCCTTTAGGGAAAAAGGTTTATTTAAAGAGAGAGATAGTATTACTTCGGGAACTGGTTTTTATAGTGCTGACAAAAAGAATACGCCATTAAGAAATTGTAAATCTATTGATCCGAATTTTACTAGATTCGAGTGTGGCACTGATATTTTTGTTGTTGGATTTTATAAAACTGCAGATTGGAAAACTGAAATTATATCCTCAGTTCTAGAAGAATTTGTTTTAGCAATATACAGCAATGAACTTATAGTGAAAATTGACAATATAGAAATCAGCTCAAATAATCTAAAAGATATTATAGAAATTTATAAAGAAAAAGCTAAATTTGCATATAATTATTATCAAGTCTTAACTAATGATAATGTGGTTGTAAAAGAACATGATTTTGAAGGACTTGGCACTATTGAACTACACATTCTTATTAAGAATGGGTTACACCGCAAAGTTATGATGTGCAGGAAAAATGGAATGAAAATATTTGATAAAGCGAATATTTCAAGTACTATTCAATTCGCAGGTATCTGCATATTAAAAGATGATAAAATAAATGAATATTTTAGAGCAATGGAAAATCCTCAACATAATGCCTGGGAACCTGAACGACATTCTACCGATAGTAAAAATAAAGCAAAGAGTAATATGACTTTACTTTACAAGTATATAAAAAATGAAGTGATAGAGTTAGGCAAAGTAACAACCGTTGATGAAATAGATGCAGAAGGTATGGGAGAATTTTTTGCAGATACGGAATTTATTGATACTGACAATCAAAGTAAGAAAGAAACAATCAGCAATACTACAAAAAATTTAGAAATAAAATTTTCTAAAAATCAAAAAAGTGATGTGGGATATGAAGAAACAATAGATGGCAATATAACTTATTTTGAAAATGATGAACTATTTGGTGGTATAGGTTCAAAAGATAGATATGACGAAAATCCAAATCTATCGCACACTGGAACTGGTTTCGGTGGTGGTGACGGAAATAATGTTGGCACTAACGGTTCAGGTGATAATTCCTATCAAATCAGTTTTATGGATTTTAATGATAATGAATCTGCAACTTGTATAACAACTATGTCTGTAAGACTTTTCATTATTGATAGAGAAAATAATATTTACTATTTAGCCTTTGTTCCTAAAAAAAATTCAGGCAAAGGATATTTGCAAATAAATCTTTCGGGCGAACAAAGTAATATAAAAACTAATATTATTGAAGCAAAAGATTTGAATGGTAATACAAGCCTTTGTTGTAAAGGTAATAAAATCTATTTGAATAATATAATAAAAGGTGTAAAAAATAAGGTCTCATTTAAAATAGATTATATTGATGAATGCTCGTTGGAGGTGAAATTGTATGGATATTCGTCATAGACTGTATCCTTATCCCGTTCTTACAGATGATACAGATGATTATATTAACAGCAAGTTTAACATGGAATTGCAAGTAACAAAAGGATTGAATGAACTTTGTTTTTTAATAAATTTAGAACTTGAAAATGAAGAAATAAATCAGTTGATACACGATGGATTTGCTGAATATGTAGTCCATATAGAATGCCCATATACATCTTATAGAACAGTAATAAAAACGGATGATATTACTGTGATCAAAAATATTTCTGAACATAAATTGAATGGAAAGGTTGCGGTATGTTCTTTCATAGTAGCAAAAAAGAATATTTCAGGCTATCATAACTCCTTGTTTAACGATGATTATGGTGATATGCATTTTACTCTAAATAAAGGAAATGTAATCGCAATCGGAGGTCAGACAACTATTACTATTACTAAGGAAATTGAGGAATTATCCAAAATCCCTTCAATTTTTACAATTTGTAAAAACGCTGAAGATATTGATGATAGTATGAAAATTGATATAACCGGTGAAAAAATAGCAATTACACTATGTGCAAAGAGTTTTGCAAACTATAAAATGCTTGCAGGAATTCCAACTATGCTTCCTGTTTTACATTCTATATTAATTGTTCCTACCCTCATTTACACTTTTGAAACTTTGAAGAAAGAGGGTGTTAACGAATTCGAAGATCTTCGTTGGTACAATTCAGTCGTAAAAACCCTTCAAAAAAATGGTTTTACATTAGATGAAGAACTGCTTGATATCACACCTTCGTATGAGTTAGCTCAAAAATCTTTAGATATGCCAATTGACCGTGCATTAGATTCATTAATATCTCAGGATGTAACAGATGAGGAGGAATATCTGTGAAATTACATTTCATAACGGAAAATGCACTTGAGGCACTTAGAACAAATTTAAAAATCAACCTCAAACATTATTCTGAAAAAACAAATGATTGGATATATGAATATTTTGATTCTGAGAATCCTTTTATAGAATACAAGAAAGAGTTTCCACAATTTGAATTATCACTAAACGTTGATAACGATTTAAGTAAGACTGATGTCCACAATACTATAGTTTTATATTCGGCAATGAAAACACTTACTGACACACAGGCTACCGAAGAACGATTATGGGCAGGAATGTGCCATTGCGATTTTTGGGAATTTTTAAATAAACGCTGGGATTTAAAAGATAAACGCAAAATAAAAGAAGATAGTATTAGAAGTAGATATTTCTTTGCACATAGCAAAAAGCGTTCGTTAGCAACCAATAGCCTAGCAAAGTTGTGGTGGATAGGAAGATTAACATATGACGAAACAAGAACTGATCCGTTTGAGTTAACTAAATATTTAGAAAACGATTACGCAACTAAATCGTTAGTCATTTTTTCTAATAATTACATAAGCAATAAGAATATAACAATAGGTTTGTTTTCTGCTCTTAAAAAGCTTGATAATATTGGATACACTATTAAAGGAAAACAAAACAGAGATGTTTATTATGAAGCCACAAAGTATTTAAATGTTCTTGGCGGTACTTATATTCTTGATTATTTTTCTTCTGAAGAAATAGAAGAAAAGGTGTTGAAATATATGAAAACTTTCAAAGGTGCAAGCAGTAAATTTTAGAAATTATTACACGATAAATAATAAAAATGCCCATCAAGTAATGTATAGCAAATTAGTTAGCTACACAAAAATCTCACCAAACAAAAACATCAATCGCAATCACAAGATTGATACAGTTTCAATTCACTGCGTAGTCGGGCAGTGCTCTGTTGAAACTCTCGGCTCAATCTTTGCATCAAGGGACAAGGAGGCAAGCTCAAACTACGGTATCGGCTATGACGGCAGAATCGGAATGTATGTTGAGGAAAAGGATCGCAGCTGGTGCACCTCATCTGCGTCAAATGACAACAGGGCGATTACCATTGAGGTTGCGTCCGATACCTACCACCCATACAGAGTAAATGATGTTGCGTACCAGTCTTTGATTAAACTGCTTGTTGATATCTGCAAAAGAAACGGCATCAAAAGGCTTGTGTGGTCAACAAACAAGTCAGAGAGAATGAATCATCTTAACGGTTGCAATATGACGGTTCACAGGGATTATGCGAACAAGTCCTGCCCCGGTGATTATCTCTACAATCTTCACAGACAGATTGCAAAGGAGGTGAACGCTCAACTTGGCTTAGGCAGTTCAAAACCTGTGACATCAAAGAAAACTCTCTATCGTGTACGCAAAAGTTGGAAGGACGCAAAGTCGCAGAAGGGTGCTTTCTATGACCTTTCAAATGCAAAGAAATGTGCCGACAAAAACAGCGGTTATTCTGTCTTTGATGAAAGCGGAAAGAGTGTGTACACGCCAAAGTCATCCGGCAAAAAGTCAGTTGATGCCATTGCAAAAGAAGTAATTCAGGGCAAATGGGGCAACGGTGCCGACCGCAAAAACCGCCTCACCAAAGCCGGCTATAACTACAACACCGTTCAGAAAAGAGTAAACGAGATTTTATCTTAACAGACAATAGAACAGTATCCTAACAAAGCCAAATCCCTATCGAGGAAGTTTTATTCCTTGATGGGGATTTTTTACTTACGAATAAATAATAAAAATAAAATTTTTCAAAAAGCGTCCTTTTAAGCACTCTCCCGTGGCTAACAGACAGAGGGCAACAATGCTCTCGGAAACGGAGGTGCAATATATGAAACACAATCTTCAAATCAGTGTTTCGGACAAACCACAAAGAAACAGTATGGTATCCTGCAAAAACATCACCTTGCGAGAACGATTTTTGCGAATGCTGTTCGGCAGAAAGCAGAAAATCACAATCCTTGTTCCAAGTGATTCTATTGAGGAACTCGCCATTACCAAGGTTAAAAAAGGAGGCAGTTATGAACAAAATAACAGCATTGCTTGATGCGATTACCGAGGTAATCAAAAACATTGGCACACTTACAGAAAGTCTGCAGACTGTTTCAAATCTTTTGAATGAGATAAAGAATACTGAGATTTCAAAGAAGTCAACTGTACATACTTCTGAAAGCACAGGAAATTCAAAGGTGTATTCACTTGAAGATGTAAGGGGTGTTCTTGCTAAAAAAAGTCAAATCGGACTCACTTCTGAGGTTAGAGAAATCATTGTAAAGTATGGCGGAAACAAACTGTCAGAAATTGACCCCTGTCATTACGAAGAAATCATCAAAGATGCGGAGGCACTTCAAAATGAGTAATCACGCTTTCCTCTCCCCTTCAAGTTCTCACAGATGGCTCAATTGTACACCAAGTGCCGTGCTTGAATCAAAGTTTGAGAACAAATCAACCAAAGCATCTGAAGAAGGCACAGTCGCCCATGCGTGGTGTGAGCATAAACTCAAAACCGCACTGCACAGAAAAGCAATGAACCTATCTCCCCTTTCACAAATGATGAAATGCAGGAATATACCGACTCATATGTAGCCTTTGTGTTTGAGAAATTCAATCTTGCAAAGCAGAACTGCAAAGATCCTTTGATTCTTATTGAACAAAAGGTTGATTTTTCAGAATATGTACCGAATGGTTTTGGAACAGCCGACTGCATTATTGTTTCTGAAAGCAAAATACATATCATTGATTTCAAATATGGAATGGGAGTATTGGTTGATGCCTTTGATAACCCGCAGATGAAATGTTATGCTCTCGGTGCTTTAAAAATCTTTGACCGCCTATATGACATCAAAGATGTGTCAATGTCAATTTTTCAGCCACGCAGAGATAATGTCAGCACTTGGACTGTTTCTGCTGATGAGCTCAAAGGCTGGGCAGAAAATGTACTAAAGCCAAAAGCAGAATTAGCTGTTAGAGGTGAAGGTGATTACTGTGTCGGTGATTGGTGTACATTCTGCAAAGCATCAGTAAGATGCAGAGCAAGAGCCGAAAACAATCTGAAGCTTGCACAGGAAGAATTCAGACTTCCCCCACTTCTTACTGATTCTGAAATTGAAAACATTTTATCTGTTATCCCCAATCTCACGAAGTGGGCAAATGAAATAATGGCATATGCTACCGAATCAGCTGTCAATCACGGCAAGCATTGGAACGGTTTTAAAATTGTTGAAGGACGGTCTGTACGAAAGTATAAAGATGAAACCACAGTGGCTAAAGCATTGGAAGATGCCGGCTACAAAGACATTTATCGCAAGAGTCTTATCACACTTACAGAAATGCAAAAGCTTTTAGGAAAACAAAATTTTAACGAGATACTTGGAAATCTTATCATTAAACCAAAAGGCAAGCCTACTCTTGTTCCCGAAACTGACAAAAGAGAGGCTATGACAATCACAGATGTTAAAAACGAATTTATAACGGAGGACTAATTATTATGGCTAATTCAAACAGAACAAAAGTTATCACAGGCAAAAACACAAGACTTTCATATTTTCACGGTTGGGAACCTGTTTCAATCAACGGCAGTCCTGAAAGATACAGCGTATCCGTACTTATTCCAAAAGATGATACTGAAACCGTTAATGCGATTAACAACGCTGTAAACACTGCAATTGAAGAAGGTATCGGTAAATTTGGCGGTAAAAAGCCAAACAAAGCATCACTTAAACTTCCTCTTCGTGACGGTGATACCGAGCGTAATGATGAGGCTTATGCAGGTCACTGGTTTATCAATGCAAACAGCAGAACCGCTCCGCAGATTGTTGATAAGGCTGTAAAACCTATTCTTGACAGAGATGAGGTGTACAGCGGTTGTTATGCAAGAGTGTCTCTGAATTTTTACGCATTCAATTCAAATGGCAACAAAGGTATTGCCTGTGGTCTTGGCAACATTCAGAAAATAAAGGACGGCGAACCGCTTGGTGGCAGAAGTTCGGCTACTGATGATTTCAGAACAGAAACAGATGATGATTTCTTATCCTAACATAATACGAGGTAAATGATATGAACGAATTTTATGAACTTGCAAAATTATTTGATGTAGTTGTTATCTTCTGTTTCTTCTTAGGAATAGGTATGCACGGCATCATAAGCACCGTAACGGATTTAATTTTCCTTATTCACAAGACTTTTAGAAAGCACAGAATAGCGAGAAAGGCTAAGAAAAACAACTTAGATAATTAACAATTTTGGACGGTGGAGGAATACTCTCTGCCGTCCGTTTTTTATATATAAGGAAGTGAAAACATGAAATCAATCAGTATTGACATAGAAACATATTCAAGTGCTAATCTTCAGAAATCCGGTGTTTACCACTATGCGGAAAGTGATGATTTTGAAATTCTGCTGTTCGGCTATTCTGTTGACGGCAGTGATGTCAAAGTCATTGACTTGTGTATGGGAGAAAAGATACCCGAGGATATTCTTGATGCACTGACTGATACTTCGGTTATCAAATGGGCATTCAATGCACAATTTGAAAGAATCTGCCTGTCAAGATATCTTAAAGATGTAGGTATAGATTTTGACGGCAAATATCTTAACCCGTCATCTTGGCATTGTACTCTTGTCTGGTCGGCAACACTTGGTCTTCCCCTTTCTCTTGAAGGCGTAGGTGCTGTATTAGGTCTTGAAAAGCAAAAGATGTCAGAGGGTAAAAATCTCATACGGTATTTTTGTATTCCCTGTTCTCCTACAAAAATCAATAACGGCAGAACAAGAAATACGCCCTATCATGATATGGCAAAGTGGAGTAAATTCAAGGCATACAATCTTCGTGATGTTGAAACTGAGATGAGTATTCAAAAGAAATTATCAAGATTTCCTGTAAGTGATTCAATATGGAACGAATACCACCTTGACCAAAATATAAATGACCGTGGCATAGGGGTAGATATGATTTTAGTTGAAAACGCAATAGCTATTGATGAAATGGTTAAAAAGTCGCTTATCAATGATATACAATCTCTTACCAATCTTGATAATCCAAATTCTGTTCAGCAAATGAAAAGCTGGCTTTCAGAAAACGGATTTAAAACCGAAAGTCTTAACAAAGAATCTGTTTCGGAAATGATGAAAACTGCACCGAATAATATATACAAAGTGTTAGCACTCCGACAACAGCTTGCAAAGAGCAGTGTTAAAAAATATACAGCTATGAAAAATGCTGTTTGCAAAGACAGTCGGGCAAGGGGAATGTTTCAGTTTTACGGAGCAAACAGAACAGGACGATTTTCCGGCAGAATTGTACAACTTCAAAATTTACCGCAAAACCATATGAGTGATTTGGCAAATGCACGGAGTCTTGTTAAATGCGGAAATTATGATGCACTCAGTATTCTTTATGATGATATTCCGGACACACTTTCACAACTCATCCGCACCGCTTTTATTCCACAGCATGGTTGCAAATTCATAGTAGCCGATTTTTCTGCTATTGAGGCAAGGGTTCTTGCGTGGCTTGCAGATGAGAAATGGAGAAACAAAGTTTTTAGGGAGGGCAAAGATATTTATTGCAGTAGTGCATCACAGATGTTTGGTGTTCCTGTTGAAAAGCATGGAATAAACGAGGATCTGCGACAAAAAGGCAAAATCGCCGAGCTTGCACTCGGATACGGCGGTTCTGTCGGTGCATTAAAAGCTATGGGTGCTATTCAGATGGGACTTTCAGAGGATGAACTTCAACCTCTTGTGTGTGCGTGGAGAAACTCTAATCCGTCAATTACTAAACTCTGGTGGGACATTGATAAATGCGTTAAAGAAACTGTTATCAAAAGGATACCTACTGAAACCAATGGCATATCTTTTACCTACAAAAGCGGATTTCTGTTCATCACTCTCCCCTCCGACAGAAGACTTGCATATGTTAAGCCGAGAATCGGGATAAATAAATACGGCAGTGAGGCTGTCACTTATGAAGGCATCGGCAGTACAAAAAAGTGGGAACGGCTTGAAAGCTACGGTCCTAAGTTCTGTGAAAATATCATTCAAGCCATCGCAAGGGATATTTTGCTCTATGCAATGCAGGCACTAACAAATTACCGCATAGTCGCTCATGTTCATGACGAGGTTATTATTGAATGCCAAAAAGATGTTTCCGTAAACACTATCTGCGAACAAATGAGCAGAACTCCGCCTTGGGCAGAAGGTCTTTTACTCCGTGCAGACGGCTATGAATGTCAATTTTATATGAAAGACTAAAAAGCGTCCTTTTTCACCTCTTACCGTGGCTATATGGTAGGAGGTGCTTTTTATGACCGATAAAGAGAAAAAACAGGTTGAAACCTATCGCAAAAACGGTTACGGATACAAACGAATTTCAAACCTCACTAATCTATCCGTTAATACAATAAAATCATACTGCAAGAGAAACAAACTTATGAGTTCCGATATATCCAATATAAATAATACAGAAAATCAAGTTTTTTATTGTGAGCAATGCGGAAAAACTGTTGAGCAAAGCAAACACCGCAAACACAAGAGATTCTGTTCAGATACCTGCAGAAACAAATGGTGGAACAATCATCTTGATTTGGTACAAAGGAAAGCCGTCTATGTACTGACTTGCCCCTATTGCAGAAAAACTTTTTCAGTTTACGGCAATGCAGGCAGAAAATTCTGCTGTCACAGTTGCTATGTCAAATACAGATACGGAGGAAAGCAAAATGGATAAGCCTACATATGCAGAGCGTTACACCCTGACCGTCAAAGAGGCAGGACTGTATTTCAATATTGGTATTAAAAAGATGAGAAAACTCGCCGAGGACAACCTCGGAATTTTTTCAGTTTTGAGCGGTAATCGCTATTTGATTATACGAACAAAATTTGAGGAATATCTGTGCAATAATTCTACGATATAGTTTCCTTTTATCTGCTGAAAGTAGTTGCTATTCTGAGAGTTTTACGGCAATATATGAGTACCAAACGAGGAGGTAAAAAATATGGATAAGCCATCATTGCAGGACAAAGATTTTTTGACGGTAATTGAAACAGCCGAATTATTTGGACTCAGCAGAAGAAAAATGTTCCGTCTTACAAGCCAAAGCGGTCTTCCCTTTATGGCTAAATACGGAACACGAAAGTTAATCATCAAAGATGAATTTATAAAATATCTTAATAACTCAGGAATGAAGGAGGAACTTAAGAATGGCAACCCGAGGACAAAGACGAGATTCAAAGCATAGACTTTTGCACAACGGAGAATCAATAAGGGCAAACGGAAAATATCAATTCAAGTATTTAGTTGACGGCAAGCCAAAATTTGTATACAGCTGGCGACTTGTTCCGACAGATCCACAACCAATAGGCAAACAGCCTTGCCTGTCACTAAGAGAATTAGAAAAGCTGGTCGGTAAGGACATTGACTCAAGACTTGATATAACCGGCAGAAATATCACCGTCAACGAGTTAATCTCCCGTTATCTCAAAACAAGGACAGGTGTAAGACACAACACACTTTCAAATTACAACTTTGTGCAAAACATTATGAGCAAAGAGGAATTTGGCAGTCGCAAAATCGGTGAAATCAAAACTTCCGATGCAAAGCTGTTTCTCATTAAATTACAGGAAGACGGAAGGGGCTCGAGTACAATAAAAACAGTGCGAGGTGTTTTAAGACCGGCATTTCAAATGGCAGTTGATGATGATATTCTAATGAAGAACCCTTTCGGTTTCCAATTACTCGGCATTATCATAAACACTGAACACACTCGACAGGCTCTGACTAAGGAGCAGATGAACAAGTTTTTAAAGTTTGTTCGTTACGATAATGTTTATTACAAATACTACGATGTTTTCTACATTCTCTTTCACACTGGTTTGAGAATTTCAGAATTTTGTGGGTTGACGATAAATGACCTTGATATGAACAACAGAATCATCAATATTGACCACCAGTTGCAGAGAACCTCAAAAATGGAGTATGTGATTGAATCAACAAAAACAAATGCCGGCACAAGAAAACTACCTATGACGGAAGATGTTTATCAGGCCTTCAAAAGAATACTTGAAAACAGACCTACAAATCTTCCTGAAATTATGGTTGCAGGGCATTGCGGTTTTCTGTTCAGAGATTCAAAAGGGATGCCCGAAGTTGCAATGCACTGGGAGCATAGATTCAACCACTCGTTAAAGAGATACAACGATATTTTTCGAGAGCAAATGCCGAACATAACGCCTCACATATGCAGACATACCTACTGCTCAAATATGGCAAAGGCAAGAATGAATCCGAAAACATTGCAATACCTTATGGGACACTCCGATATCGGTGTTACGATGAACACCTATACCCATCTTGGTTTGGATGATGCCAAGGACGAAATGATAAGGCTCGAAGAACTTGAACAAGCAAGAAAAGAAGTTGAGAAAACATTAGGCACAAAGCCGATACAACAAAATATGTTTAAGACGGTGTAAATTGTGCTGATTCATTGATATGATAATTATTTTGTACTATCATATTGTTGTATAAAGCTATATTTTCCGACATAGCAAAGCCTCCTATGAAAGTTTTTAACAACTACCATAGGAGGCTTATTTGTGGAGTAATTTTAAAGACTATTAGGTGTAGTTTTACTTCTTATTGTTTTTTCTACGCTTAAATACAAGGAATGTAAAAATTACAATTGCTGTAATTACCGCAACGCCTGCCACTATTCCAATTATAATCCATAATCTATAATTGCCTATAGCAAGGTGATGCACTTCTTTGATCACAGTATTATTACCTGCTCTGTCAAACAATGAAAGACCTACCGTATGACTGCCTTCATTTAAAATCAACTTGATCTGATTTTTCGATTTTGAATAGTGCAGACCCGGAACATCATTATTTTTGACATCACTTACTTTGTATGTTTTGCCATCTACATACGCTACTGTCTTTTCTTCATCAAGCACTTCACTTATATCATTAAATGAAATAGTTTGATTTCCTGAACCACTAAACCATCCCCAATCTGAGAAGTTTTCAGGAACAGTACAGGTTGGTTTAGTATTATCAATATACATCTCACCAAGATCTAAAATATTCTCGCCATTAACAACTCTCAAGTATAAACTTGTATCCGCATCAGCGGTATAGTTGTTGGCAAAATAACTACCTGGTAATGTATATCGGTAAACACTCGTGCCATACATTTCTTTATCAAAAAGACTCTTTGAATCAGATGTTATATTTGTATCCGTTGATTCATTAGTGTCCTTATCGACCAAACACACGCTGTTTTTTTGAGAATTGCTTGAAAAAACAACTATGCTCAAATCAGAAAAACTACTTGGTTGTTTACTTATAGGACCGTTTTCATCTTCAAAAGAATACCAACCCGTTTTATTTTTGCTATCGCTGTTTTCAATATAAGCAAGAACATCTGTATTTACCATTCGTGTATATGTATTTTCATTAAGTACACTTGGGTTTCCTGCTTTATCATAAGCAATCATTTTTACTGAATAGACTCCGTCTTTGTCAAAGTCCTGCAACTTGTAAATCATATGCGTAGCATCGGAATTATCGACAAATTCTCGAATAGTGTCTTTTGATTCCTCATATTTTATAGTGCCGATTTCTTTTTTATTAGTATAGCTAGGTACATATTTTTTCAAACTATACTCAATTCTGTCGATATTGGTATCCATAAATACAATATTTGGATTTTCATCTTTTCTGCGATTAAAATCATAAATATCACTAAACTTAGTACTACCAGATTCTACCATATCATTATTTCTTTCATACACAATAGGTGCAGTAAAATCAACTTCAAATATCGCCGTATGTGATGAAGAATTCGCATCAAAAACGCCCTTATTATTAGCGCGATCGACAGGATTCATATCAATTTTATATACACCATCTTCTGTAAAAGGAATAGTTATGGAATGATTATCACCTAATTTATTCCAAGAGGCCATTAACGGATATTCAGACCAACCACTATCTTCATGACTGCTTCCAGGTTCCTTATAGTAAACTTTAAGCTGCATATCTTCTTCAACAAAATTAGTTTCTACTACATTGATTGTTGCTGTTGCCTTATCTTTTTCCTTTATGTTAAAAAATACATTTTTATCATCAAAGGATCCGAAATCAGCAAAGTTGTCACTAATTGAAGGGTTTGTTCTGTCAATTACAAATTCAGGTTCACTAAAGGAATCACCCCTATTACCTGCCATATCAGCATATCTAATTGAAAATTCATACCTATTATCTTCAGAAAGTGTAAATGTACCAATGTGTGTTTGATTATCTGAAGTTACTGAGGGCAAATTATCTTGTCCCCAATCTATAGTTTGAACATTGCCGTTTACATTAACTTCCACATCTTTAGGATTAAAATTTCGTTCAGTAATTGTAACAGTTACAGTCTGTGCTGTATTATAGTAATTTCCATTAGAAGAATTCACATTACTTTTCACTGCAGTAATTTTGGGAACGGTAGTGTCTATACTGTATTTAACCCTTTTTACCTCTGAATTACCAGCATTGTCAGTTAATTTAACTGTTACTTCATTACCGTTTGTATTACTCTCAACTACTAAATTAAAATCAATAGATGTCAAAAGATTATGATCTGTCTTGATTGATTTATTGTTAATTACAATATCAGAAGAATTGCTAATATATTTACCGTCAGAATCAACTGAAATAATGCCGTTCTTATTATCATTAGAAACAGACCATTCAATTTTTGAAATACCTGAGTGAGTATCACTAACACTAACAACCAATGGAATACTGGTTTTATAAAGAGGCACACCATTTGCATCTTCTTTATCAGTATCATTAGTTGCCTTAATATCAATAGAAGATACTGATTTATGTAATGAATCGTCCTCAATCACGCTACCATCTGCACTAATCAGACCTGTTGTATGTTCAACATTATCTGTAACTTTGGCGGCTACAGTACCTTTAAAATTATTTGGAATAAGGATTTCAGCATATGTTCCTGTTGAATCGGTTTTTAGTGATGTTCCATCTGTAATTTCTGTTTTACTTGTGCCGTTTTTATCATTACTATTAAGATAAATTTCAACATTTTTAATTCCGGATGAAACTCCAGGGTCATTAACATATACTTTCAATGGTGTGGCTTTTTTAAAGAAATATCCATAATAATGTTTATAAAAGGGTTTATTATCATCCTGATTTCCAAATTTAAACATAGTAATCCCAGGATTATTTTTATCAATGTTGAATTCTATTACATCCAAATTTGAATTTTGAGCATTGTCGGTAGTATCAGCTGTAATTTTGTACAATCCCTCTTTATTTATATCATAGATATATTTTGCTTCTTGTTTATTAAATGACTCCTTGCCGAAATCAATATTATAAAATTGTGTTTCTGTATGATTAGAAAACGCTTCTGAATTGTTGAGGACATCTGTTTTGACACTCTCAAGACCTGAATTGTACTTATTCTCAGAAGCTATATCACTTGCTGCCACCTGATATTTTATATCGTTACCATACCATACTTTGCCGTTAATTATGTATTTCTCATAGTCTGTTAAAACATCAACCTTAATTTCAGGCGGGTTATTTTCAAGCATTAAATTAATTCCGCTTTCGTTGTTAAGTTCGCCCCCCTGTTTTAACGTTTTTATACTTTCAGTAGAAAAATAATAAATATTCGTATTACCAATTTGGTCAGTTACTGTAAAATATGGGGTGTCTGAATAATTAGGGGTTATAACAAATGTATATGTATTGCCAACTACTGATTTAGGTTTATAGATATCGCCCCAATTAAGAGTAACATCCTTAACTTTTGAAGAAAAAGAATTTTTGCTTTTACCATCATCAGTAACTTTTATTGAAACATTAATCTCTTTATTGCCAAATATACCAAATGACAAATAATTAAGAACAGACGGTTCCACTGTATATTTCGATTCACTTATTGATGGTGCTTCATTATCAACATAGAATACACCGTTATTAGAATTAAAATTAGTATTATCTTCGTCTAGGATTGCATCGTTACCTGCAATATCCTTTGCTTCAACACATATACGATAAGTACCGCTTTCTAAATCGCCAACATATAGGTCTTCTTCCGCCGATAATATCGGTTCATTTTGATGCGTAAGATTCTTAGGTGGTATATTTTTCACTTCGCTTTCCGTACCATCTTCACTAATCTTTTTGATACAAATATAGTAAGAAGCTAAACCGAACTTATTATCATTTTCTTGGTCTGAAATGGTAAAATGAAGGTTATTTTTGCCTATTTTGTCATCTTGCAAGCCAAAATAAAGACCTTTTTCATTCTGATTATTTTCGTCATTTTGACTAAGGTCAGTTTTATAATTTCCTGCAGCTGTTATTGAATACGAAGGAGCATCATTTTCTAATACAAGTGTAGCACCACTACTATCATCTGCATTAATTTCATCTAAAAATTCATCTGGTAGATTTTCACTATAATCATTTATAGTTTTAAAGTTATATTTTCTTTCATTTCCCAAGAAATCTTTTATTGTAATGTATGGTGTTCCCTTTCCGGAACTATCGAGACAAAATGTGTATGTATTTTCATCTACTGTTGCATCATAAGATTTATTATTCCAATAGAGCTTAACTTCATTTGGGTCAACACCGCAGCCTTTATCATTAACATTAATTGAAATTTCCACACGAGGTACACCAAAGATTCCAAAAGTAACATAGTTAAGTAAGCCATTCTTAACTTCGTACTTCATTTCAACAATATTAGGTGCAGTAGTATCAACATAGTAGACTTTACTAAAAGTTTTTTTATTTCCGCTAAGGTCAGTAACAGTTACATTAATCTCATACTTACCATCTTTAGTAAACACCAATTCTTCGGTTGTTTCCTCCGTTAACGGAAGAATATGACTACCATCTTTTTTAACAATATTTTCTTTCTCTGCTTTGGTATCAATTTTGGCATCATCATTTTCTTTTACAGTAATAATATAGCTTGCAATGCCTATATCATCACTTAAATTAAATTTGATGTGTAACTTAGAAAAATAATATTCATCCTTTTCAGTTATAACCGGCGTTTCAGTTATAACCGGTGTGATATTAAAATCCCCGCTGTCAAAAGAATCATAGAAAAAGGTTTTAATTTTTCCATTCTCCTCAAGAATAAGGGTATCACTTTGATGGTTTACTTTATCAGAAGCTGTTACTGATATTGATTGTATAGCAAAATCGGTTAATTCAGTTAATTGTTTTTCATTTTTTAACCGGCTATATAATTCATCAAATGAAATATAATACCAATATTCTTCTTTTTTTATACCAGCCGGTGGAGTAAGTTTATTGTTTTCAACATTTAATTCATATTGATTATTATTTATCTCAATACTAAGTTTTACATTTTTAAGATTCTTTTCAATAATATTGAGTTTTAAATACGATTTATTACCAATATAAGTATATTCACTCTTTTCTTCTTCACCGTCATCATTAGTTTTTACATAAAACTCCCTGCTTTCAAGCTTTGTTTCTGTTTCATCAGAAATATTTACAACCTGAAAACCATTTATTTTGGGAATATCAGCATCGTCAATCTTTCCAGATGATACAGTTGTTTTATTTCCTAAATTGTCGCTTAACTCAATTTTAATACTGTGACTCTGCATTTCTGAATTTAAAGGAATTTTAAAATTAACTTTTTTATCCCCATCAAGCTCAATCTTCTCTACATAGACACCCTCGCTGTTATTATCTATAAAATAATGAATATCTTGAACACCTGAAAGATCAGTTATATCTTCGTCGGCAACAAGACAATAATCATTACCTATTTTTGTTTCTTTAATTTTAAAAGCTGAAGGGCCCTCAGTATCATACATAAAATGCACAGCTTCAACACTGTCATTGACAGGATTTGATTCACCAGGATATTTTGCCCAAAACTTTATATAATAAGAGCCTTGAGGCAAATTTTTCGATTCATCCCCATCCCACACAAACGCATCAGAATCTGTATAATTACCCCAATCGTCAAGCTTATCCGTACTTGTCTTATAATATATTTCAGTACTGACAGGAGCAGTAATCTTAAGTTTATTTATATCATTAGTCCATTGATTTTCGTCATCCACCGTAACATTAAGTTCAGGTACAGAGAAATCATTAATTTCATCATTATCTAAAACTGATGATGATTCATTTCTTTCTGCTGCCAAAACCGTGCCTATGTTCATCAACATTGAACATATAACAATTACAATTGACAAAAATAATGCCGTAGATTTCTTTAATACACTCATTTTCTTTTACCTCTCTTTACTATAAAAGCATAATTATTGCCGTTGAAAACTGAATGAAGATAACTCAATAGTAATGCTAACGCAAGCATCATTATCGAAAATACATTATGCTGTCCTAATATTGCACTAAACAATAAGAATAAAACTATACTTAGTAGCCATACAATGTCACAAATAGTTGCATTCTTATTTTTCATAAAGCAAAAGATTCCGGGATATTTATGTATTTTATATTTTTCATTTTTTCTATATTTCCCTATTAAAAAAGTAAAAATTAATCCTATAATTAAACCACCCCAAAAAATTGTACTTATAATCAGTGGCTTTAAAGATTCTTTAATATTGTCTGCTAAAATAAGCATAACAGATACTGAAGACAACGCAAAACAAGCAATACTTATTGCTAAAAATATTTTATATACTTTTGTAGTCAATAAAAATCTCCTCCAAACCAATATGTATTCCTATTTATTATCCAAAGTTTTAGATAGGGCATTAAACGAAGTTCCCTTATTATATGAAACATTTACTATTCCTTTGCCTCCGGGGCGTCTGTATTTTCTAAGACTTAAAAAAACTCCGTAAAAAGCCGCACCTACCTGAACTGACAAAACTATCACAGCAAGAGTAATAAAGATGGGAGAATTATATCTAATATCCATTGAAACAATGATATCTTCTAATTTACCAATTGCAAACAAAAATATAATAGCAAGAGTCATTATCGAACCTGCAATCACAAAAGTAATATAAGCAGGTTTTCTTATGTATTTTCTAATCTTACTAAATTCCTCGTTTTTCCATCCCACTTTGATTCTATTAATTAGATTCATTACTCAACACTCCATTCACATTTCTAAAAGCACTTATATTATTAAGTGTTTGTTTAATTGTATTTTTTAATTCAGATAGTTTCATATCGGTTTCATATTCTGTCAATAATGTGTAATTTGAATCCGATTTAAGTTCTTGCTCGGCAATACTGTTTATTTGTTCATCATGATTTAAATCCTGTGCTAATCTACTGACCAGTCTGTTTAAGTTTTTATTATCAGTATTATCGACAAGCATATTATAACATTCCAACAAGTTTTGCCTTTTCTGTGCATTATAAATTTGAACAGCTATTTTATATCCGTCGCTACTACAATTTGGAAGCCCTGTAACTGTATTTTCAATACAAGAGCTCAACTCCTTTTGGTCAACTGACAATAACATCTGATCTACAGAATCATTTATAAATTTGGTATTATTCATTTGTGTAAGTAAATTAACCAAAACAACAGTTTCCGAATAATTTAGCGTATCGCCTTCCTTACTCAAAAATTCAAATACTTTGTTATAAATATTTTGTTTTTCCGATTCAATTGAAGATTTCATCTGTTCAGCAGCAGCATTTTCAAGCCACTCAATCTTGGTTGGGTTGTAATTTTCAATAATATTATCCATTTTACGCTCTGCAAAATAACTGCCTGTCATCTTTAAAAATCCACAAACAAGCAGAATAACGCAAAGCAAACCTGCCATAACACCAACTACACCAAATGAATTTCTAACCTTTATATTTTCTGATTTCATTATAGATGGAGCAGATTCTTTTGCGTTTATAATATCATCATGCAGAGTTTTATAATCATGGTAATACAATGGGCTCTCAAGAAAACCTTTTTCTCTTCTGCGGGTACATTTCTTAATTATATTTTCTAATTTTTCGTGATAATGAGCAGATGTTAATGATAAATCTCTATCACAATAAGCATCATCATTCATAATATTATGTCGGTAATAATCGTAAGAACCTCCTAAACTTTTATCTTTAGCAAATTCCGTATTACCTGTATATAACTCAAATACATTCAAGCATTCCCAAAAAGTAGCTCCAAAAGAAAAAATATCACTTTCTATACTCATTCTGCCCTTTTCAAAATTATCATCATTAAAAGGAAACACAGAACCGTTTGATGCGTTCACATAACATTCAGGAGCAGCATATCCCAATGTACCATACTGATACATACGGGTTATACTTTGCTCTTTATTATAATCAGCTTCGCCAAGATTACTTTTGACCGACTTTGTTTCTATATCAATATGTTCAGAACGACCAAAATCAATTAAAACAAGTTCCTTGCCATAACGCGTAACCATAATATTATCCGGTTTAATATCAAGGTGTAAAATATGCTTTTGATCCGTAATATATTCCAAGATATCACAAAGATTTAACATAAAGTCAAACATATCACTTTGATAACGAATCAATTCTTCGTAATCGTTGCTGTAACTTTTGAGCATTCTAAGCTTCTTGTCATTTGAAAACTGATGAAAAGAAATTTTCTTTTTTAAATTATTACCAACATCAACTGTTTCAGTAAGTTTCCAATAATAATCTCGACAGTATTCTTCAAGCGACCAACCGTCAACATACTCTTCAACAACACAAAAAAACTTTTCACGGTTAATAGAAATAGACTTCCTGCCTTCTTCGACATGTGTATCCGTTAGTGAAAAATCGCCTAAGTCTTCTATGACATCGAAAATTCTAACAACCGAACGGCAATCCTGGAGTTCATCAAAAATTTTTAAATCATGTGTTCTAAATCGGTCATACACATTAACAACCCTACTTACACCACCCTCAGCTCCAATCAGGAGGGATTTATACTTAAATTTAAGCACACAAGACAACACTATATCTCCGGAATGTGAAATTTTAAGTCCTTTGTAAACAATACTTTCAGTACCTGTAGCAATATAACCATCAGATGACAGCCCGTATGATGTATCTATTATGTAATTAAATTCAGAACCTTTAATAATACCTTTAGTCATCATTTTCTTCCTCATTAAATTCCATTATTACTTTGTTAAATATAGTATCAGGGTCATTTGAATTTAATTTTTTAAGAAAGACATTATTTGATGTTGAATTCGTTTGGTTACAGGCAAACTGAGCATCTGTAAGATCAACCATTTTACTCCTCCGTTCCGGAATTAGGATTTCTATTAAATTCTCCCAATTCATCATCGACCTGACTATATGAATCTCTAATATCTTTTACGGCACTTTCATTTATTGCTTTAAGAACATCTTCAACACTGCCGATTTTTTCTAAAATATGAGCTGTTTCAGTACTATAAGCATCTGCTCCCACACCTTTCCATGAGGCAAGTAATTCCTTATTTATCCTGTTAAACTCGTTTTTTATAGTGGCAAATTCTGTAATAACCTCAGCACTTTGCTTTTCAAAATTTGCAATTTTCGTAGTATCTGCTGAAACAAATTTACCGCTTGAATTATTGTCAGACATAATAATCTCCTTACTCAATTTTTATAAACTTTGCTTTTTTTAATAAATCAGCTTCGACATTATAGAAATAGCCGTCACCAATTTCACATTTTGCATATTCTTCTTTTAGATTCTTTTGATCCATATCACCAAATACAGTTTTAGATCCACGCTCGCTTGCAAATTCTGCGATATTGTCAAGCAGGAAAACTGTTTTTAAGGTACTGTTAAACAATGCATTTACCTCTGCATCTGTTATTTTCTTTACATCTGTAAAAATAAAAATATAATCATTTTCATCTGCAACGTCTATTAATTCCTGCAAAAAATAATGTATAAAATCAGAATTCATCTTTGTATTAAGATAAATTGATTTACTTTGTATTACAAACACAGTTGGTGTTCCGTCTGCTTTATCTGCACCTCTAGGTAAATCCTCTACCGTAAAATCAATATCATCAATTCCATAAATCTGATAAAGTAAATCATTATCATAATCGTTGTACAGACTCATATATTTTTCATGCAATATTTTATAAAACTGTTGCATAGGCGAAAGCTTTCTCTTTTTCATTCTGCCATTAACAAAGTTTATAGAAATTTGCTCATACTCAGAAATATAATCACAGTCAAATGTTTCAGAAAACTCATCATAAAAAACTTTTAATTGCTTTCTGCCGTCATCAAAAAAGACAAACCTTGAATTTTTCTTATTGTTTTTCAGATTTTGCAACAACAATCTAAGAAGATTTGTTTTACCAAATTCTTTTTTACCATAAATTGCAACCACTCTTGAATCTGAAAAATCAACATTTATTGGCTTAAACTCTACATAGTCCAACCCAACTTCAACATTATCAGATGACAAAACCCTATCTGTAACATCCGGAGGTTGTCTTAAATTAACAAAATCCTCAAAAAGAAGTTCCTGTGGAAATGTTTTGTATTTTTGAACCTGTTTTCTATATTCAAATGAAGATTCATCATAAGCAAATTTTTCTTTTAACTTTCTCATAAAAACTGAATCTTCATCATTTATGTCAGAACACTTTAATATCTGAACTTCATAAGGTGCATTTAGATTAAAAGTACCTATAATATCATCAGGTCTTTCAGTTACATTCGCATATCCTCTTCCTTGTATGTTGCCAAGGCTTTCAACTTTAGAACCAAATATTTCTGAACATTTATCAGGAGCAAAATTTAATGCTATTTTCTGTTCAAATGAAAGCAAATAGTTTGAAATTCCTTTCGTATCTGAAGCAGTAAAAACTACTGAAATACCACGAGATCTACCATCACGACAAATTCTGCCAAATTTCTCGTGATATGCAGAGTATCTGTTTTCACCGATAAAAGCGTTTAAATTATCAATGATAAATGTTGTATGTGGTAAATTATCTTTTCTTCCAACACTAAAATTATAGCTTCCAAGATTTTTAATGTTTTTCTTTAAAATTGATTCTAGAATAACAAAAACACGCTTTACATATTCTTCACTGGTATTATCAAAATAAGCTGAAACCAGTGGCATATCTTTGTAATCTCTTAATGCTCCTCCGAAATCAAGAATAAATATCTGCTCATTATATATATTGCTTCTTTTATGAAGACAGTTGATTAACAACTTTAAAAAATTGGTTTTGCCTGACATAGCTGAACCAAAAACTGCAATATTTGAATTAACGAGATCAACTTTAAAATTCGATTGTTTTTGCTTATTTGGTATATCATATCTGCCCAAAGAGCACATTTCAAATCCATTATTCAAAGTCTATCACACCTCATTCCATTCATTAAATTCATCGTTGTCATCCGAAAGTAAAACAGGTAAAGGTTCAAGAAATATCTTTTCCGGTACATCGTATTTATTCGTACCATTCGATGTCTTTTGACTTGTTATTTCAATGATTTTCTCAACAACATACTCTAATTGCGTAATACCAAAGCTAAGTTTTTTATTTTTTGCTTTAAGCACTTCATTATGTTTTGTTGAATCATAAAAGTCACTAATAAATTCACCTGTATTTGTTACATAAGTCATCTTTGTAGCCGATTTTATGTCTGTATTTTTATTTGCGCCCGTATAAGCAGACTGGAAATACTCATATCTGCTGCCTGTTCCAACTAAAATATATGCCCTACCATGTCCGGGCATAGTTGCGGCCGCTGCATCTGTAGTACCCAACATTTCTTTTGATGCCTGCTTAGTTGCTACTTTTAGACATATCTTTGATTTTGTATTTACACGAATATCATCATTTATAGCACCCTCAATGTTCTGTGACACCAATATAATATGTAATCCAAGTGTTCTGCCAATTCGTGCAATAGTAGTAATTTCGGCAATAAAATCTATATCATTAGATTCACTTGAAAATCTTTTCAATTCGGTAAATTCATCGACAACCAGTATAAGATGTGAAAGTGGTTTTAGTTTGCTTATGTCACCGTCAATATATCTGATTTGCTTTTCTTTTTTACCATCACGAATTTCTTGTATCAATTCTTCATACTTTGATCTTTCGTTTGGATTGGATTTCAATTCATGAATTTTCTTTATTTTTCTATAAGTACGGATATATGCGTCCGCATTATCAACATCAAGATCTGAAAGTATTATTTGACGATTTTTCACTTCGGCATTAAGCGATTCCAAAAATCGTTTAAGCATATACACTGCAGAAATTCCTTGGCTTTCGCCTGCAGTATTCGTAACCGTGCCCACACAATGAGGTAATTTACCCAAGCGTTCAGAAAATCCTCCACCCTTCATATCAACAAGCATTAGATTGAGATCGGATGGAGAATACTTTACACAAAGTCCGATAAGATATGTAATTATTGTTTCAGATTTACCGGAACCTGTCGTACCGGCGACAAGCATATGTGGACCATCAGCATTTTCATGAAGATCCAGATAAGTTATCCCATGTTCATTTTTACCGACAGCAACCTTCATATTACGAGTAACATCATTATTTTGAACATCAGACCAGTTTTTACATATTATATTTGTTAATTCATCTGTCTGTATTTGCTCATTATTTAATTTATAAATATCTTCAAATAATTCAAAAAGAGTTACTAATGAAGGAACTTTACCGTTTTCAGCTATTCTAGTATAGTAAATAGAACTTAATCGTCTGAAAGCAATGTCAAATTCTGAATTTGGATGTTCCTTTGTTCCGTTATTAAATATGTAATCATTTGTAAAATTTGTATATTCAATTATGTCATCAGTTGTGGTTGATGAATCTTTACCACGAGCTAATTTACTAAGAGTTTCGTGGCTTAAAAGATTATACCTGTTGCTTATACGATGAATAGTTTCATCAAGTTCAACAATACTGCCACAATATTTTGGCAGCATACCTTTTTCTTTTTGAATAAACACAAATGTTAAGCCTAAAGAATTTTCATAGTTTTCTCCTTCTTTAGGTGCTTCAGGAATATATTTTGAAAAAGCTTTTTCCTTAATATCATAATCATCTAACACAAAACAAATAATCTGTGTTACTTTTTCAGACAAAGAATTACTGTCCGGCTCATCTGAACTATTGGATTTTACTCGTTCCGAAATTATACTTTGTAACTGGCTATACACTTCGCCTGCACTTTTTTCATCGAACACAAATTGAGATAAACCATCAAATAATTCATTAGCGTGCGGAAGAAACATATAGTCGTTTATTATGTCACTCTGTTTCTCGATATCTTTTTCTTTATTAAAAAAGAATACCAACTGAACATCCTCGGGAGAATGGTAAAAAGAAAGTTCAAAAGCTAAATGTCTGATGAAATTCAACGACACATCATCATTTTTAGAAATTACGCCCAATGTACCGATATTTTTGAGATCGACAAGTAAAGGTGGTTTTTCTGCTTTTGCCGATGAATCTCTTAAAAATTTAAATCCTGTAATTTCTTTTTCTCCATTTTCTCCTATAGTTTCCTGTGTGGTTGAAAATATATAAGGTAACTCTGTAAGGAGAAATTGATTTTTCATTTCTTCTGTTGTTTGTTGATATCCTTTTTTATTTTTATGTTTCGGTGGTATTTCGATTGTAATATAGGGACACTCATCTTTACCTTTCTTGGGCGGATGGAGCTTATAACGCACATCATAAAATATGTCATCTTTTTGCTCTGCTTTAATTTGAAATGATGGCTTTATTTCATCCGATTCACCAAGCGTTACTCTCATAAAGTCATTGTCATTTTGTGAACGTGCAAAAATTGCAGTAGAAATCTCACCTGTTTGATTAAATAATGTACACATTCTGGGATAAGCTTTATTCAGATAAACAATTTCATCCTTTTGCCATTTTACAATTTTCTTTTTAATTATAGTTTCATTAATATAATTTTCATATTTTTCTTTCCATTCACTAACAGACTGTTTATAATCTTTTGATTGTTTTCTTCGATTATAAAGAGAAGTCACCGCTGACATAAACGGCATTGCAATAGTCATTGCCAACATAGAATCATTAAGCCCTGAATTGCTTGAAAACTGACTGATAAAAAAGCGTATGCCAACCATTCCTAAACCGGTAATTAATGGCGGAGCAATAGTATCTAATAAACTACCCTTAGCCTTTGTAGGCATGTCACCTGCCGGAAGAATATCTATTACTGTAGGTTCAATTACATTAAGCCTTCTGGTACTTATGTTATATTCCAAAGTATTATTATCACGGAGTATATATGTTTTCTCTCTGTCGCCCTTATCAAACAGCTGTGGTACATTTGTAACCATATCATTATCAGTAATAAAAAACTCACTTGATGTAACAATTCCAAGGCTACTCAATGACAAATCGTAATTGTTTTTGACCTTCTTTTGTTGATCAAGTACATCCATTGATTGTTCTGTAATATCGACTTTAGAGTATTCCCCCATGATAGTGTAAAGAATCAACAACTCACAATGAGTTTTGATATATTGTTCAAATGCCTGAAAACAATCCTGTATGCTAAGAGTTGTATCGGCGTCTATACTTTCATCCGGATTAAAATTTTTAAGACCGTAATATACGCCTTGAATAAATTCTTTTAAAGTAATATCTTTTACTACAAGAAAAGACAATGTTCGCACTCTATTTTTTATATTAAATTTTACAGAAACTAAAATTTCATTGTTTTTCATATCATTTACCCTATGCCCTGTGAATAGAATTTTTATATTCAAAATTTATTTTAGGCGGATTAACTACTACACCATGCGAAAGTTCTATTTTTGGCTCACTAATACTAAAACTTATTGTAGGTGAGTCAATACTTTTAACCTTAACTTGATTTAATTTTTCAGAAGTGGTACATTTTCCAACAATTTTCGCTGTTTTTGGTATAACTACACTACTTAATATAACTTTTGACATTTCAGGCTTTTCAAATTCATTAACATTATTCTCAATATAAGTAGTTTTTGGCTTAGTTATATTAACCGGTTTTAATTTATAATTTTCAACTTTAGATGTAGGTATAATTACCTCCGACGAATTTATCTCAATATTAATAGGTTTTCTATTTAAAGATACTTTGGGAAAGTTTATCCCACTTTTTGGTAAATCAGTCATCTTATAAGTTTTAATACTTTTTTTAGTAAGATAAGATTTACTAACATGGATATATGGTAATACTTGTAATTTCATTGGAACAAAATCAGTGTTAATTTCATCCGGTACATTTGTAACAACCAAAGGTAATTTCTTAGTTATATTATTTTGAATTTTTACTGATGGTATCTGTGCCGTTGCTACGGAAACACCATTTGTTTTAATTAACTCTAATTTACCAATCTGAACATTTTTCAAAGATGGAGTAGCTACATAAGATTTTTTTAAATTCAACTGTACATCTGAAAATTCACAGTTTATGTTCTTTGGATTAATGCTAACTACTTTATTGGGCATTGAAACATAAAATCTATTGATTTTTTTATTAGTAAATTTTAATCCGACATTTGGTATATCAGGTAATGTAACACTATGCTTGTTTACAAAATCAACTTTTTTATATTTGGAAAGTGTTTTATTCACACAATTAGTTGCATTTAAAATATTACTGCTAAACTCAGAAATATCAGTTTCAAATACTCCAAACCTCTTGTTATAATTTTGAGGAATCAAAAAGTTTTTCATATATCTTTTTTTGATTTTGAAACGTGGTACTTTCACTTTTCTCTGTCTTTCAAGACGGTTGACAAAAGCTTCACGTTCTTGATATTCAGCATACAACTGTTCGTAATTTTTTCTTTCTACTGAAGTTAATTTCTGAATTTCGTCCTGCGATAAAATTTTAAATGCCACCAAAATCACATCCCTTACATAACAAATGCGGCTCTATTTGTAATTTAACAAACAGAGCCACATATAAGCCGAATACTCAGCCCTGTCCGCCGCCTCTAATACTTTCAGCAATCTGTGCGTCAACTTTTTCAAAATTGTCACGATTTCCTTCGAGAAGACTTGACATTCCTTTAATCATTGCCGGAAGACCTGCTTCCAAACTTGTTACAAATTCTTTATAACTTTTATCAAAAAGCTCAATCAAAGCATCTTTGGAATCGCCTTCCATTTCGGCGATAGCTGCCTTAAAAGCTGTTTCAAATTCAGTTCCTGCGTTAGCATATTTAGTAGCCAAATTATCAATATTTGTTACCGATGAGGCTACATTCTGATTAACAATTCTACAATCTGCCATAATATAATACCTCCGTTAAATATAATTACTTAACCCTGTGCACTGCCAGAGTTCTGGTTACCCTGACCAAGCTGATCATCAACACCCTGATCATCACCGGGAATTTGCATTTTTATTGTGTTACAAATTTCTTTGAGTGAGTCAAGCATTTTTGTAAGATTATCAGTAACATTTGGAAGAATACTTGTATCGTAAAAAGCCTTAAAACCATTAGCTGCTGCACCCGAAAAACTGCTTGGAATAAGTCCGTCAATTTCAGATTGAAGCTCACTGTTAATTCCTGTTACCTGACTCTGATAATCGTCCACTGCTTTAATAGCAGCATCCATCATTGCCTTTGTGATGTTAACCGTACCGGTTGAACCCATATTTGCCATAAATATTTACCTCCTAAAATAAATGACTTAAATTTTCAAAACCTGTAAATACATCCTTGTAATAACCATTACCAATAACTGTATCGAGTGTATCGGATATATGGTTAACTACAAGTGACATATTTTCTATTGGTTTTAATAAAACATTTTTAGCCTCAAGCTGAGCCTCATGCCCTGCTTCGGTATCCATTGCTCCTGCAAGTTCCTCATACATAGTACTGAGTTTTTCTTTTAATTTATTGGTGCGTTCTTTTAATGCACGCATATCTTGTGCAGCAGTATTGAATTTTTCTTCATCAACCACAAGGTCTTTGGATAAATATGTAGCCACTATGCTTCACCTCCACTTTGCGCAGTTTTTATCTGCTCTAAGATTGGTTTACGCATTTCATCGGACAATAAGTCTGCAAGCTTTTCAGCTTCTTCAAATTCTCCGAGATCTATATGACATTGTATGCGGAATGTAAGTACTAAGAGGTCCGTAGGATCTTTAATCATTTCGTTTCTTAAGTATGTAAGAAAATCTCTGTATTCTTCATCAGCCTTAGGATAGCCTTCATCCTTTAACGCTTTAATAAGGCTGTATTTACCGATATATTTACTCTGAGGATCAGAACTGTTAGCGAGTTTTGATGCATACACTTTAATGTGTTCATTATCTTTAACAATTGTATAAGCTGCCACATATAAACGATAAATATGTTCTGTTTTTTCCTGAGAATAAACAGGATTCAAATCGACATCTAACTTGCTATAATCAGATTCATGATTTTGAGCTATCGGTGTCATATTTTTTTCAAGATCCGGTGAGTTACGCCTTGCCTTTGCCGCCATTTCTCTGCCATATCTTTCAATTTTCTGTTCACCATACTTGCGTCTTACAGTTTCAACAGCAATATCAATTTCTCGTTGACCCGGTTTTACTACAGGTTTTGTTTCTAACTCAGTCAACTGTTTTACTGAAAACCCTTCATTAAATGAATTGATTGGATTTTCAGCCGCATTGATACACTTCAATGCCATATTTGAATTTTCGAGTTGAATATATATTTCAGCTGCATTGATATAACTGTCAACAATACTATTGACTTCCGGCTCAACCACACATAATCCTTCAAAAATTTTATCTATTGCCAAATAAAGATGTTCCTTATCACCGTCAAGTTCATAACGAGCGTTTTCATAAGCAACCCAATCAAAAAACAGTTCTTTTACAGGTTTTGCAAAACGTTCGGCACGGTCAAGTTCTTTTTCTGCTTCCTCAAGCCTTTCCTCTTGCAAAAGAATATTAAAAGCAATTCTGTATCCCAAATACTCTGTCGGAGCAAGCAACTTCATTTGATTAGCTACTTCTATACCGTTTGATGTTTGACCGCTCATACTGTAACTTAAAGCCTTACGTTGAAGTACATCCATATCTATGCCAACAACTTTTTCAGATTTTATTAAGTTTATTATTGCATCATTGTACCTGTGAAGATCGAAACAAAGCATACCCATTATTTTGTATAGCTGTCCCACCACATTAGGTGAACAACCAATTTCATCAGCTTTTGCGAACATTTCTAATGCTTTAACCGGTTGATTAGATGTGGCATATGCATAACCAAGGTTAAAATACCGATCACCATTATCAGCATCATTTTCAACTGCAATTTTGTAATGCTCTATTGCATTATCATAATCCTGTTTAGACATATACGCATTACCTGCACATTGATGAGCATCAGAATTATTTTCATCAACTTTGAGTGCCTCGTCTGCAAGTTTTAATGACTCATTATATCTGCCTTGTACAAAGGCAAGACGAGAATCTGCTATCAATACTTCAATAGAAATTTCCATCTTATCACTCCTTCACTAAAATTAAAATGATATAAATAATTTAAAACGCAATATTTTGAAATCAATAATTTTAAATGTCGGCATACCACCTGTAAATACGGCGGTTGCTGTTACACCTGTTTGGAAAATGTTATACGCTTTGCTTTCGTGTAATTTGGCATTCAATGTGGCAATATCACCGTTTCCAAAAGCTTTATCAACAAGTGCTATTGTATCAAATCCGCCCATGGCGGTACTCATAACCTTTGTTACCGATGCTGTTCCTTTGATAAATTTACCAAAGCCGGACATACATTTAATTCCTTTACCGGCAACTGCACCTAACTGTCCAAGTCCGGCAAAAGCCGCTCCGCCGATTGCACCGCTTATTACGCCTGAGAGTGCTCCATCTTCGAAACCTTCTAGGAACGAACCTCCGTTGGCAATAATTTCCAAAATTTCATTTTTAAAAATTCAAACGCAAATTTATAATAAGTTTTGGACATATAAACTAATAAGAACCAGAACTCTTAGAATACAAGTAAATTGCTTGTTTAACAAATTTAAAAGACTTCATCACATTTTTGGGGCGAGAAATACTAACGACAAATCAAAGATAACGATATTAATAACTTAAACTATTAGCCTTAAGTATTCATCTTAAAAAGATAGTTTATAAAGTGCACTCAAAAATCCAGTAAAACTGTCTGCAATTTTGCTGGATGCAAGGAATCCAGTATCTTTATTTTCAAGTTCGTGGTCGCAAAACCATACTGAGCCATATTCATTCTCGGATAAGTTCATACAGATTGGATTACCGCCTGAGTCGTCGCCGATTGGGAGAAAAAAGGGTAGAATCAAATTTTCATTCACCATACTATTGTAGATGCGAACAATATCATCAAAATTGTCATTATCTTCATCTTCATAGAAAACAAACAGCTCTCGTATGTCAGAATTGTTTGTACTATTAGTTGTAACATCAATAAAACTAAAAGCTAGGTCTTCTTCCGGAGTTCCGCCATTATCTTTCATCATAAAATCTTTGTAATCAGATGGAAGGGATTTTCCCAATATTTTTTCAAAACGCTCCAAACTACCTTTTGTAAGTTTTTCCCCAGAATCATAAAGTTTCATATATCCCTCCATTTAAGATACAATTCAAACTTAAACTTCAACTTTATGCGTACTATTCATTTCTATCTTTTCCAATCAAAAAATCAAAAAATGACTCAGAGTACTTTTTTGCATCAGATTTTCTTACTGAATCAAATGGTATTTCTATAATTAAAATCTCATCTTCATCAAACTCAAAACCATATGCAATGTCTGCACCATCTGAACCAAAATATTTAATTCCGGGTAAAAACTCATCTACAGCATATTCCTGATTCAATTCGACAATCTCATCAATAGGCCATATTGATAAGTATCCCATATCGCCTATTGGACCTTCCACCCCATTTGAAAATAATAACAATTGTTTATATTCATTTGGTAAAAGGACATTCCATTCTTTTTCAACTTTTTCAATCATATCTATTGTTGCCGGTGCTTCTTTATCCATTGCCTTTAAAACATTAAGTATTGTTTCATTCATTTTTCAATTCCTCCCTTTATGATTTTTTATTAATCGCAGAATCTTTATCTATCTGTAACTGTAATCTCTTCCAAAATGTTGTTAATTTAGCGTGTTCTCTCCTAGTTAATACAATTTTATTATCGTGATCTATTGGACTTCCATTAAATTTAACAGGCTTAATTTCATGGATTTGTTTACCTTTATACTGAGGATTGTTTCTGTGTATTTTGGCATTTTCATTATTTGCCGCTTTTCTAGCATTTACATATTTTTTCCCCCTTAATCAGGCTCATTTCGCCTTCGGGTTTAGGCATATTCTCTGGATATCCTTCCCAATCAGTGATCTCTATATTTCCAGACTTATTTATCACATAATCAGCATTATGAACCAAAACACTATTATTTCCAACAAAATAAGTATGGTAATCTTCTACTTTAAAATTATAAACAGTTTTGAACTGATTATCAAGCTTCTCATGATAAATTTGCTCAACATAAAGAGTATTTCCATTTTTATCAATAAGTTCTGCACCTATCCACAAGGCTTCAGCACTGACAAAACCTTTATCTTTCACATAATACGGATGGTCATATGTTGAAATAATATTTTCACCGCTTATTGTAAGATGAACAAGACTTGATGTTTCCCTGATATATGTTTCAAGAACCTGCTTAGTAGATACTTCTAATGTTTCTGCATCTGCAGCATAAACCATATCTCCTGGCTTAATATTTTCAATCGCAACCAAGCCGCTTGCGGTAAGAACAAGTGTACCTGCAACAAAGCATTTCATTGTTGTAGTCATACCACCTGTAAATACGGCGGTTGCTGTTACACCTGTTTGGAAAATGTTATACGCTTTGCTTTCGTATAATTTGGCATTAAGAGCAGCAATAATTTATCCTCTTGAACTTTTAATTTTTATGCCTAAATTAATGGGAGAATTAATGCTAAATACTTTGGATCGGCATCCAAGAAAATTTTCTCTCCTTCAAGCATATATGCCTGCATTAAATATTGTTTTGCCTTTTCTATGTTTCCTAATTCAAAAAAACATTCTCCGATTCTAACGCAGATAAACGGGTTTCCTAAGCCATCAGGACACTTCTGTGCTTGCAAGAAGGAATCCAAGCTATCGGAATAATCATTTAGCTGAAAATACATATCACCAATAGATGCATACAGCCAAGTGGAAGCTTCCCACATATAAACAGGCTGTGGCAATAATTCTAATGCTTTTTTAAACTCATTAAGTGCCTCTCGATAATACTCGGAGTCTGCGAGTTCATTGCCCCTCGCACTCCTTTGCTTTATTTCATCATACACTTTATCATTTAATTCCATAAAAATCCTCTCTTTTCTTTGATTCTCATTACTTATTAGGGGGCAAATACGTTTGATTATGGGGACCTTGTGAGCGATTAATAGAATCCAATTCCAATTCATAATTATTTGGATCCTTCATAAAAGCTCGAACTTCTGGAGATTTTGCACCATAGTTTCGACCTTCTTCATTCCACCACGATACTGCATCTTTGATATGAGCCATATCAGCACGATCAACAGAATACCAGTTTCCATCTCCTGCTTTAAATTCAAGTCCCTCCGCACCTTCTCTAATTCTTCCTTCAGATCTCATTTTGTCTATAACTGCTTGCCCCACCTTCGATTTTTTACTGGGTGTTTTACCCATATATTTATCTCGATTAGAAGGATAATTTGCGTTATGCACCAATACGCTATGGATTCCTACATGATACGTATGGTTTTGGCTCACCTTAAAATTATAAACACTAACTGTTTCTTCATGTAAATCTTCACGGAATATCTGTTCAACAACAAGGGGCTCTCCATTATTATTTATAAGTTCATACCCTATGCAAAGATCTACGGCATTCACAAAACCTTGCCCTTTAACATAGTATGGATGATTGAAAGTAGATACAATTTCTTCACCATTTACAGTAATATGAACAAGGTGCGATGTTTCTCTAATATAGGTTTCAAGAACAGGTTTAAGCGATACTTCTAATGTTTCTACATTTGCAGCATAAACCATATCTCCTGTCTTAATCATCTCAATCGCAACAACTCCGTTAGCTGTCAGTACAAGTGTTCCTGCGATGAAACATTTTGCACTACTCTTATAACCTCCAGTAAAAGCTGCAGTCATTCCTGCTCCCATCTGAACAGCATTATAAAACGGATTCGAGTGTGCTTTAGCATTAGCTGCGGCAATTTGACCACCATTATAATTGAACCCAAGGTCTTTACTTAAGCGCATCATCGTCATATCGCCTAATGCTAACATATCAAAACTTTGCATTCCAACCGAAATAACGCCTGATACATTAAACAAGGTATTAATTGCAGTAGAGCACTGACCGATTGTACCTAAGCCTGCACCGAAACCGCTAAGCCCGCCGAAGGCGACACCCATTAAGGCTCCATCTTTTGCACCGCTAAGCACCCCTTTTAATATACCTCCCACACCTTCTTGGGCGTATCCGGATATTCCTCCGACTATGGCTCCGACCGCAAGTCCTATTAGAAATCCCTTCAGCATATTAGTAAGAATTACTGTACCAATCCCCTGTAAGCCTGGAACAAACAAGCACACAACAGCTACAACCAATTCGATAGCTATAAGTATCTCTTTCCAATGCTCTTTACACCACTCTGCTGCCGATTGTACACCATCACAAATGTGTTCAATAACACTTTTTTCGCACTCAGGTTTCAGATAAGAATACTTTGTGTAAAAATCTTCTTTTGATTTCTTTATTTCCTCTTCTGCCGCTGAATCTTTTCTTGATGCAGTCTCAATGAATTCGCTAAGCCTATTATTTAGTTTTTTTAAATCCTCAATTTTTGATTTTTCACTTTTTGACGAGGAACTGATACTATCAACAGTATCCTGCAAATTGCAAGTACTGCTGTCAACACCTTGAAGAGTATTTTTCAGTGTTCCAAGCTGAACATCAAGATTACTTGATGATTTTATTAAATTATCAATCAGCCCGCCAACACCGTTGACTTTTTCTTTATATAGTGTTATTGTTGCCATAGGACACCTCCTCTCACATAATAGCTGTCATTTTGCTTTAAATGTATTGCCTCATAATATTCCACAAATCATTTCTTATTCTTTCAAAAGGCTTCATTCAACTTCATTCTCGTGTTATAATCATTATCTCAAATGTAATACTCCGTTAAGTCAACTCTTCCGGTATACAGCGGTTTATATAATTCCAAAACATACTCAGATTTGAAAACTTCAGATTCACCCGATTCTAGTACGTTCACGGTATTTTTACTAACTTGAGCATATTAATAACAGAATTGTCATGATGCAATTCTAAGTAATCTCTCAATTGTGTAAATAGTTTTTTAAAGCATCTAAATTCATATCTATAAAAAACCTCAAAAATTAATAACCTTCCATTAACCAACTATACGATTTTAAAAACTTATCTGGATGTCAGAAAAAGCCACCTGCACCACTAACTTTTTCTTTATGTAATATTATTCATAAAAACACATACTTTTAATTTTATATTACTTACCAGCGTTATATATTATATTAATGCTACTAACGTTTCCTTTTGGATCGTACACAGATTTAATGTTACCCCAATCAAAAAAAGTTTCTGGGCTTAATCCGTTCTTAGCAAGAATCGCATCGTGGAACTGCTTGCGTTTAATTTCTTCCGAAAAAGGAATATCAATATCAACACTCATCATTGATAACATATACAAAATTTTATTACGAAAGAATAGACTAGTGATAAAATTGTTCCCACCAATTTTTACGGTATCATTTAATCTTATGATTCTAACCGCATCTTGTCCTTCAAAAAAAGTAGATCTTTGAAAGTCTTCAAATGTATATCCGGGAGCAAAAATCTCACCGTTTATTTTTATAATTCCAGATTTCAAGTCCATTTTATCCTCACTTCGTCAAATTTATTGTTTCAACAAGCACTAATATACCCTTATCAATTAACTTTTGAACATTTGGCACATAAAATTGCTCTAACCCACCTGTACCAAATTGCGGATTAGCTAACGCTTGACCATATCCTACGGTTACTGTTTTTGTAAATTTATACCCACTAACTTGTCCTCTAAACCCATAAATTGGATGAGGCTTAACTTGTAAGCCTTCAAATAAGGTAGTAGCATTTCGTCCAGAGTCTTCAATCGCATCTAATGTGGTAAAATATTCTGTGCCATTCGGTTCTCCACGATAAAGTATATCACCTTTATGCATATTAACATCTACATAATCATCTATACCTGGATAATCATCCTTGCCTTGCCAACTTTTAGCGGTTTTGAATGGGCTATTAAATCGAATCCCCCCACTTATACCACCTAAAATGCCACCGCTAACTATCCCCGAAAAACCTGACATAGCAATATCATCTAAGGCACCATTGAGATTTCCGTGTTCTGCGAGATAGTCTATGGTTGTAACACATATATTTGAAACACCGTTTGACAAAGCACCTATTCCGGCTCCTCTGCCAATACTTCCAGCCATAGACAATGCCGATCCTGCCACAAGTGTAAGTCCGCCTGTAATTGCTCCACCAATTGCACCACCTACAGCACCATCAAAGGCTCCGCTTTCAAACCCATCAAAAAATGATCCAAATGGTCCATAATTATTTTTTTGAACTACATTCTATAAAGCTTAAGACTTAATCTTTCAGCAAATACATATTTCACTAATTGCTAAAAGACATTGTATAGAAAAGTCAATAAGCAAAAGATTCTTTATGCCAAGTATTATTTAAAAAATCATATTTAAATTTCCAATCATTTCTTCCATACTTATCAGCGGTGTTATTATTTCCTTGACATATAACAGATAATTTTTCTCCATCAATAAAGCGATAAAAAATATATCCAAATGGCGGAGATATCTTCGTTATTTCGTCTCCTTTTCTGGACAAAACGCTTATTCTATTTTTATACATCAGATAAATATTATCTTTAGAAACTTTCACAGTTTTCAGTTCGTTATACCTATGTTCATTTATACAATGACCATCACTATCAAATAATTTTAAATTTCCATTTTCATCATACCAAAGAATATCCTTACCATTTAAGTTAATAAATCTGTAACTAAAAGTTTTATTTTCATATATTTCTAAAAAAATCATGTCATTGCTTTCTGTAGCAAATATAATTCCTTCAACTACATAACTATATGATTTATTTTCATATTTCCAATTTACTATCCTATTATCACTACTAAAATTAATTTCCATATTAACTTTATCCACCTATCATTTAATTCTTTTCAGACTGACAAATTCAATATAATCCATTCGATTTCCTGTTAATCCCTTAAATAATTCATACTGAGTTAAATTAGAATTTCCCGGAAGATATTTATTTGCCTCGAGATCAATCTGTGGACCTATAGGACCTTGTCTTACATTCAACTCGACACCAGGTCTTATTCGATATGTAGCAACCTTTCCGCAATCCGTTTTCCAACTACCCTTTATAGCCATATCATTTCTTGCAAAATCGACATTTGGAATATCTTCTTTTAAAGCAAATCCACCAGGTTCTCTAACACTTTGTTGCTCATCCAATACCATATTAAAAGTATCACCTTCCTTTAATATGAGTATATTTTCTTCCGAATTATATCCATCCGGCCAAGGGGATTGTTCTTTAACTAATTTTAAATAATCATCAATACTATTTTCTGGATTAGCATTTTTATATTCATTCCAAGTTTTCTCAGAACCTATTCCATTATTTTTCCAAAAGTCATCGTATCTGCTTGCATCTTCAGGGCTCATAGAATCGACAAAATTTTTATTATTTGTATTTTCTAAACCCGAATGAAAATCGTTTATTTTAAATTGAAGTCCCCCGCTTATACCACCTATAATTCCACCACTCAATATTCCGGAGAAACCTGATATAGCGATGTCATCTAAGGCACCATTGAGATTTCCGTGTTCTGCGAGATAGTCTATGGTTGTAACACACATATTTGAAACACCGTTTGACAAAGCA